AGAACGGGCTCTGTGGTTCTGCCTGTTTGATTCCATATTCCTCAAGAGAATTGGCATGAACAGGCGGTTGCTTCAATCCTTTTTTGTCCCAGCTATACACGCTGAGATCACCAACGTTTGCCTGATAAATGCGGCGGCTGTCTGCGCAGTAGCAGCACTCAATCGGGCACAGTCTTCCGCCGTCACGGTTCTTAATGATTCTTAGGTCTGGGCGCTCCACAACAATGGCGGTGTCGGCCAGATTCACAATCTGCGAGTTGCCGCCGACGTCATCCTTCTGGAGCTTTTCTCCAATCTTGGTTTTTCTGGGATGCGCCACAATCAAAACATGTACGTTATAGCGAGTGGCAAACTTCTTAAGCGCATTGATGAACTGGCCTTGCGCTCTGGTCTCTTCCTGTACATCGCTGAGGCTGGTCATCATATTGTCTACCAGAAACAGCTCACAGCCATAGCGGCGAACCGCCATCGTGAAAACCTCTATAATGGACTCTGCCTGATTGCTCTCAAAAATTTCGTTGTTATCGAACAGGAAAAACTTACCGCGATACCAATCCATGATGCGCCGCTGCACATCCCACGGCACAAATGGAACCTGCTTGCCTTTGACCGGATCGTATTTCAAAGTAATCCAATCAGAGCCAGCCGCCTGCAGGTTAATCCATGCCTGAAAGCGTTCCTTGCGAAGCTCGCCGGAATAAGCACAAACACTTTTGCTTTGCTCCACGCCGTTCAAAAGAAGCTGACCGCACAGCGTAGACTTGCCATCACCGGCTTTGCCAGTAAAAATCGTAACGCCGCCCGGAATCAAGCCGCCAATCACCTCATCCAGCATAGGAATCATGGTTTTGATACGAGGGATTGTAGTTTCATCCACCGGTTCGACCTCACCCAGATCCAGAATGCCTTTCAGGGGGATGGACTCTGCCGAATTGGCAATGTCCGCAAGCTCAAACGCGCCGCAGTAATACAAAATTTCGTTGGCATCCTTGCAGGTTCCGCCATCCGGCTTCTCCGGATAGTCGGTAACGATCATACATCGGCTCTCATCCAGCCGTTTGCATACATCCTGCACCATTTTCTGACCGGGTGCGTCGTTATCGCCAAAGATAATAATGGTCTTGAATTTTTCAAGCCAATCAAAACAATTTTCAATCCAGCTGAGATCGTCACACCCGCTTGGAACCGAGGTAACGTTGGTAATGCCGGCCTCATAAAGGCTCATGGCATCCAACTCACCTTCGGTAATGAAAAGCGGCTCTGAAAAAATGCAATCGTCCATATGAAACAAAATGGCTTTGGTGTTTGGCTCCCGCCATTCCTTGGATTTCTTTGCCTCTTCCTCGGTTGGCTTGCGTGGACGGCGGAATTTGACAAAGGTATTGACGCCTTTCTCATAAAATGGAAAAACGATCATCCCTTTATCATTGGAGCCGACCTTAAATGCATCCACCGTCTCACGACTGATCTTTCTCTTCTCAAAATAAGTATATATTTCTTCAGTCGGCGGTTTGATTTCAACCTTTGGCAGGTCAAACCGCTGAACCTTTGTTGTTTTTATCATCTTCCCGCCCCGCAAATGACTGGAGGACGCTCCGAAATATCGTGCCAATTCCTCAATGCTTCCTTGAACCCCGCAGGAGCCGCGCTTGCAGACATAGCACCCCTTCTCTATAGAAAGAGCAAAGGTCTGCTGGTCTGCGTGGTCTCCGCCATGACAAAAAGGGCAAAGCTGCGGAACAATTTCCCGTCCGTCTGCCTTTTCTTTAATACGATATGGGGCAAGGTATTGATCGGCAAGTTCGAAGATCTTCGCCTCGTCGTTTCTATTCATACATAAGAACCCACACTGATAATCTGCATTAGCCTCATACCCGAACAGCACTTCCTCCCATGTTTGAAAGAAGTCGAACACGTTTCCATGTTCGACTCTACTTTAATCTGTGACAACCAGCTTAACGACTGTTCCGAGGTAGCCATAGGTATCGTTGACATACGCCACAGCCTTCTCGTAAGAGCCACAGGTTTTGATAAGTGCATCATAATGGCTTCTGCTCATCGAGACATCAATCAAATTTTCCATAACGTCCTCCCATATACTGGTTATATTGTCGTCCTATGCGCTGTTTAGCGCGATTCAGTGTAACCTTTGGCATGGTCATCTCCTTACTGATTTCAGCAAAGCTATACCCTAACAGGATGTATTTCAAAACTTGCTGATCGCGTTTGTCTAGCCGCTCTTTCAAATGATGAATGTCTACCGCAAACTCTGCGTCCGCCGAAGCCTGATTGATATCGGAAGAGAAAACTTCGGTTGGTTCCACTTTCTGCGCTCCATGCTCCGTCATCATCTTGGAATAATTGCGGACGGTCTTTGGGGTTGTGACGGGAAGCAGGGACTGAATGTATTCGCACATGACATGGCGCAGATCAAAATCGGAAACCATAAATTCATCAACGGTTTTTCCTGATCTTCTGAACCGCTGAAGTAAATACAGTACACATTCCTGATAGAGGTCGTCTTCATCATACCGAATAGAGCCGTAGCCGGTTTGCTTACGAGAAAAGGCATGCACGTTCTTCCAAATCCAACGATTGTTTTTCTCGATGAGTCGCTGTTCATCCACTTTGATGCGCTTCCTTTCATAGGAGCGGCCAGCAAAGTGACGTTGGCAGTGAGTCGTTCTAATGAACGGTGACATTGACGGTGTTTGTGACCGCCCTGCGGATTAAAAGAGATTAGAACGGGAGATCGTCGTCATCAACAGCGGTGAAACCGCTCTGTTTCGGGGCGGCGCTTGCCGATTCCGACTGATCGTTTCGCTTGGTCTGAATGAAATCAAACTCCGAAACCGTAATGCCGACAGCCGTGCGGTTGTTGCCGTTATTATCCTTGTACTCCCGAATAACCAGCTCGCCCTCGATATAGATTTTGTCGCCTTTATGCAAGTACTTTGCCATAACCTCGGCGGTTTTGCGCCACGCCGTAACGCGATAGTAGTTCGTCGTCGTATTACCGCTGGCATCCTTATTGCGGGTGTCGGAAGCAAGGTTGAAATTGACGCAGGGGACGCCGCCTGCCTCGCGCATTTCGGGGTCTGCGGTCAAGCGGCCAATCGTATGAAGTTTGTTAACTGCCATGATGATACTCCTTATCCTTGAAACATTTCGTAGAGCTTGTCAATGATTGTCTGATCGGTAATCTTCATATAATTACCGGTGCCGGCGACAGCCTTGATTTTCTCACCGATTTCCTTCTTCTCTGCCGTAGTCTTACCGGCGCAGGCAGAGCGAATTGCCTTATCCAGTTGTTCCATCGTAACGTGAGCGGCTTCTGTCGGTTCATCATCCATAAACGGCAAGCTGTCATCCTCCGCCGGAGGCTCCGGCATTTCGGGTGCAGCAGACGGCTCGGCAGCAGGCGGCTCGGAAACAGGCGGCTTCTTTTCTGCTTTCTTGGGCTGCGGGACAGCGGGTGCTTCCTGCTTCTCTTCCTTCTTAATGGGAGCGCCTGTGGTCAGCCAATTATAGAAAGCGCGACCAGTCTTGGGCGAAATGGTGAAGTACGCGCCATCGAACATATGAGTACGATCCTTGGTGGCGTTGGCGATGTGTTCATAATCCAGCATGAAGAAAGTCGTAAACTCATACTCGATGCCTTCGCGCATCTGGACGCCCATGCCAACGGCTTTCACCTGAGATTTGCCGTTCGCACCCTTGACCTGCTCGTAATCCATCTTGGCTCGCATATCCGCAATCAGATGGCACTTGGACTGAAGCATGGTATCCACCAGCCGGTTATGCTCCGGCGTTACCTCGCGCCATGCGGTGTACGAATTACCGGAACGGGAAGCGATCTTGCCCTGCTTGTCCAGCGAACCGCCTTCACCAGTCCATGCATGGGTCAGAGAGTCGATGATGATGACGCGCATCCCATGCTCCTCCGCCATATGGATGGCGTCCACGAAACTAGTCGGCGTGAAAGGCGGAGCCATATCAATCGTGTTATACTCGCCGATGTGCGTCTCGCCGACGGTGTCTCCGGTGTACAGCGAACCGGAACCGTTCTCCGTATCGATGAGGCAGATGTGATCCCAGCATTCCTCATCCGACCATTCCGGATGCTCTGCCTTGAGCAAACCATAGGCAAGCAGCAGCGAAGACATGGTCTTGCCGGAGCCACTGGGGCCGCCGATGCCGATCTTGATTGCGACTTGGCTTCGTTTTGCCTTTTTGAACTGAAGAGTAGCCATGTTTTACCTCCTAGCTTCCGCTTGTTGCGGAAAACCTTACATTGTACGCTTTTAATTGGGGCGAAAAAAATGGAAACGTTCCGGGTAAAAAATAAAAAACCGGAGATTATTTCATCTCCGGTTCCCACAACGTCCATCAGCCGAGCTTTGGAACGTTACCCCAGTGCAGTTTATCCACCGCATCTCTGCGTTGCTCTGGACTGGAATGGTCATAGCGGTTTGTGATACGAATAGACTTGTGGTTGGCAAGATCTCTTGCTACAGAAGGGCTGCTGAGCTTTTCCACTTCCGAAATATAGGTATGGCGCAAGGCATGGGGCCCTGTGGCAACGCCCAGCTTCTCCTGAACAGGGCGGATAGCCGCATACACGGAGAACCGATCCATTGGATTACCGCGAGCCGACAGGAACAGCGGCGCGGACAGGTTGTCACGGTCTTTCCGCGTCTCCAGATAATCTTCCAGATAGGGATATACATCCATGCTGATTTCAACGTCGCACCAAGTGCCGCCTTTTCGCTTACAATACAGTGTTCCACGGGGTCTGCCAAAAACAGAGCCGATGGTCAGGCTGCAAAGTTCACTGACTCGTATACCGGAGAAGAGAAACAGTGCGGCAATGGCACGGTTTCTCTTGGCATAAGTGCCGATGTCCATATTTTCAAGGAGCTGTACCACTTGAGCATGGGTAAGATATTTTTCCTGCGGTCGATCCCACTCCGGAACTTTATCCACAGACGGGATGCGCAGTGTCCGAAGCAGACCCGTCAAGTCATCCGGCATATAGCCAATCTTAAATGCCCAGCGAAGGAAAGGGTTCAAGAAGGAAAGATAGTTATTGATGGTAGATGGTTTACGGGTATCCACGAAATCATTAAACCAGCTTTGCAGCACATGACCTGTAAGTTTTTCAACCCACCGCTCATGAAGAATGACACCGTAGTTATCAATCAGCTCATCGAAAATGGTATTCAGGCGTTCCACACACTGATGATTGGTCGTTTCCGAACACTGCTTCTTTCTGGACTGGGCATAGAACATAATCATAGGATACCGATCAAAGGAACGCTTGAGAGTAATAACCGTGCTCAAAATACTCCCTCCTTAATGCTTCTTTCTGGGAAGCGGAGTGGTATATTCGCCATTGATTCTGCGCTGCTTGCGGCGAACCAAGATCTCCTTCCACTCCAAAAGCACTTCACGAAAATAAGGACAGTCCTCATACTCCCAAATCATGGAGCCATCCTCACATTGATGAGAATCAACAAAGAAGATATCGTGATAGAAGAGGAATTGCTCCAGCCTTCGGTCACGAATCTGAAAAGCTCCAATATTCACAGGCTTTTTCATAGGCTCCTCCTTATTCCATCGCCGTGTTCAGCTGTTCAACCGCCTGCGAAATCAGATCAGCGGCTTCCTCTAAGGCGTCGATAGCCTCCTGCATACGGTCAGCGCGTTCAGATGACTGCAGATTCTCCGGGAGGTTATCCAGACAATCCTGCTCTTCATACTGCACATTTTCCACATCCGACTGGGCTGTTCCAAGAGCGTCAATGATAGACTGAATGCTGCTGCGACGAAGTTTGTTCATGGTCATGCTCCTTTTATGACTCGTTGGTAGTGGATGCAGCAAAGATAGTGCCGTCTCCACGGGGATAATAGTTCTTGGTAACGGTATCCTGCGCAGGTTCAAAGGTGTGCCCATCTGTCAACTGCCGAACGCCGCTATCCAAGATGCGATTGGTCAGTTCCAGCTGCTGCTTTACATCCCTGCGGCGCTGGAGGAGGGTACGGAGTTTCCGATAAGCCTCATAGCCCTGCACTTCATCCAGCTCATTGAACTCAATGAAGTGCTCCATGTCGATAACTTCAGCGTTGCAGCGGCTGACTTCCGCCGCCAGTTCGCAAGCACGGGTTTTGCTGACAACAGAGGACAGCTTTTGAACCGCATCCAGAATTTCGTTATAGGCCTGGGTCGCCTTCCACTCTCCACTGATGACCACCGGCTTCAGAACGTTGATGCTTTCTGCCGGCTCCGCTTCTTTTTGCCCGGAAACAGGAACTCCGTTTTCGACCTGCTGATATTCCCAATCATCCGGCATCATTTTGACCTGTGTTGCTGTAATACTCATCAGCTTTTCCTTGGTAGTACAAAACGCGGTGTGAGGATTGCAGGTAAGAGACCAATGGTGCATCCGATCCAGACAGAGATAAGCCTTCTTGGTGTTATTAAAGGCAGCAAACATCTTTAGAATAAGGCTCCTTTCAAATTTTGATTACATACTCTGACGAATGCCATAAAAAATCGCGCAGGCAATCATGTCAACGGCTGCAACAAGGAAGACAAACAGCGCTTGAAGCGGCTTTCCCTCAAAGATTGCTTCAAGTCCAAAGCCAAACAGCAAAAGTCCTGCCCAAAAGGAAAGCACACACAAGACAAAAAGCACATTCTTGGTAACGTTTTTCCTCATCTTCCACTTATTATGTTCCACATTCAGATAATCACCGAGAATGCACGAGACATTTTGAAGAACATCTTCGCATTCATCGTCCGTAACACAAGTGCTTTGATTTAAGATTCGTTTTGCTTCCCGGAAAGTATCAAACGGGTCTTTGGGTTTAGTCATTTTTGTTCTCCTCCTCAACCCATGCGCGATCAGAAAGACTGCGGATTTTTTCAAGCCCCATGCGGGTAAGTATCAAGCCCGGATTGCTGTGAATATAAAGCAGCACCGCCAAAGCATTCTTGATCTTGCGGCGCTCCAGCAAAAGCTCTTTCAGTTGTTTATAGGTCTTGACCATTTCAACAGCGTCCGGCTTTCCGGTTTCGATACGATGATAAAGACGGCTGATTTCCAAATCGATTTTCGATTGAGCGTTAGAGTAGCTGGTGGCATCCGCCTGCTCTGCGGCAGTGACCAACGCGTCTATCGCTTCAATGAGAAGTTGGACAGGTTTGTCCACTTCCATATTGTGAACCACGGAAACCTTCGGCTTGGGCGGATTCTTCTCATTTACCCTATCAAGTGCAGGGTCAAAAACAGAAAGAGCGGAAGGCGCTGGGTCAGGAACAGGAACGATGTCGAAGTGACCATCATAGGCTTTGGACACCTGATTTATCATACGTTCCAGCTTTTCTTTAGAGGATGGTTTGACCAGATCCCTTCGTTTGGACGGAACCCAGCTGGTGCCAGCCAACACCAGATACATATCGTTTTGCTGATCGTAAGCCATGTAATCCATAGAAAATTCCTCTTAGAGTCAACGGGTTATCCTTGTGCCATGTACCTGTCAAACTTGCGAGTTCGGACAGGATACGGTGTGCCGACGGGAATGAAAAGCATGTTTCCGATTTTTACGGCGGTTGGCAAACAGCCCCTCCTATGCCACTGTCGAACCGTTGAAGGTGTGACAAACAATTCCTTGGCAAACTCATTCACATCGTAATAGCGGTCAAAGACCAGCGCCTCCTTAACGGCGCGAGCTTCAAGCATGACTGAACTGGCGGAGGAAAGCCTCCCTGACCAGTTCTATGGCGCGGTTTTCATTGAGACCGTTATTGCGCAGGTTCAACACCGCCTGACGGAACTCGATAAGCTGCATCAGGTCTTGCTTGGCAATGTTCTGCATATCAATCATCCTCGCTTTCGTCATCGTTGTTTCTCATTTTTATACCGCAGTGTGGACAATAAGAGCTATGTTTCCATTCCTCAAACTCAGCGTCTACCAGCATTTCGCCTCCGCAATGGGAACATGTTCCATCCTTCTTCCACTCTGCGGTAGGAAGAACTGCTGCGGCATAGCCACGAACCTCGTCCATCAGGTCACACAAGCCGTCAATACTGCGTGCTCCATCATAATCCACAAGAATTTCGCTGATGAACTTCAGACGTTCTTCGGCGCTCAACTTTTCAACCAGCGCACCATGTCGCTCCACACATTTCTGGGTTGAGATTATTTCTCGAAGCATTTCGGCACCTCCCAAAGAACTTCCCAGTCCTTGCCAGGACGAGAGCGAAACAGAACCTTACCATCAAAATAGCGAAGGGAGAAACCGCAAGGGTATTCCCTATTGCGGAGCAGGAAATTGACCTCTTTGCGGTGGACTTCCGGCACCTTGGCAAGGATTTCGCAAATATCGTTGACAACATCCGCTCGATGCAGGCTTTCCAGCTCATTCAAGCGGTCGGTAATCACTCCTTCTGCCTGAACAAAAGCCTCCTCATAGGTGTAGTAAAGTTTAGAACGGGGAATGATGCGGGTATCATTATCATTCAGTGTACGATCAGCTGCATAGATGAGGCGGTACTGGTTTTTGATAATCTCCGCCTCCACATGACAGCGAGTGCAGTTTCGCGGAACAAAGAAACCTTTCTCAATAGCCAGAAGCAGGCTTTCCGGGTCTTTCGTGCTGGCATTCTTGGCGAACTCCTGCCATTCCGCCTTGAGTTTTTCGTCGATGGTGCGGCGGGAAGCCATCAAATCAGTAGAATAAGTCCAGTCTTTGGGCAGTTTCTTCCACCTGGTATCCGTACTGAACTCCCACGGAGGGACGCCGTCATACAAATCAAAAGGACGGAGCCGGTACTCCTGCACATATACAGAATCCCGTTCCACCGGGCGAAGAACACGCACCCAGTTGGCATAAGGGTGATATTCCTTTTTCGACATCTGCATTTCCGCAAGGGGCGGTACATAATAGGCAATCAGATTACCCAAATCATTTGGACGATCAATCATGAGATGCGCCTCCTTTGTTAGGACGGTAAGCCGACAGCCTCTCTGCTGCCTTCTGACGTTGTTCCTCGGACATCTGGCGCGGCGGGCTCAGCTTGAGGTAACGCTTGGGAAACTGCGCAACAAGATAGCTCTCGCTTTCCGACTGAATGCGGACTTCCTGCGGATGTTCCTCTGCCATCTTGTGCGCCCAGTTTTTCCATTTGATTTCATTGGTCGAGATGCGGGCAAAAGCATCGTCGCTCATATAATAAACAGCCGTCTCATACATCGTCGTCATCCTCCTCTTCTTCCTCAACGTCGGTAAACCAATGGATTACAGCGTCCAGCTTGACAGGAACAATCACGCAGGAGATACGCCCTGCCACAAAAGCCAGCAGGATAATATACAGCACGTCCAAAGCCATCATTGTTCCAAATCCTCCTTTCCAAATAGCGAAACAGAAAACAAACCTAGCCGCATAAAGCAAGGTTGGCAATAAGAAGTTGATTTAGATTTGTATTATTTGGTATTTGTTTTGGCATTATAGCACTGTGTCAAACCATCCGTCAATAGTCTGATGAAATTACTCTTACAATATAACGATTGCACTCATCGAAGGTTCCAACAAACGAGCAAGGCGTCTCAAAAAGTTCCGTTTCCATGATGCATTCCACGACGATCTGCTCCCACTCATCCCCATACTGAGAACAAACATCCTCAAGATTGGCATAACCATAAGGATTCAGATACTCTGCTTCAAAATCTTCAGAGTCAATTTCATAATCTTCAAAATTGATAAAGACATGGTGAACTTCGTAGGTGTCATCATCTGCTACTTCTGCCATCATCCATCCTTCATAATGCGCGTTACCAATCGAGCGCAAATACTGAGCGCAATCGTCATCGGTCAAAATCCATTCGTCCGGCTTCATCATAAATCCCAATCCACCTTTCTATCTTTCATATGACATCCGGTTTCTTCATTCCAATCGCAGCGCTCGGCGCACATGGAGCAGAGTAGCAGCTTTCGTCCGCAAACAGGACAGGTAACGAAGAACCGAGAATCTCCTCGGTCGATCTCCACAGCAATCATATTGCCGCATTCCGGGCAGTACTCTTCAATATCGTACTGAACATCTGGGTTCCATTGGAGTTTTGGATCATAAACCTTATGCATTACAAAGCCTCCTTGTTGTTTTTCGTTTTTGCCGCCAGAATCTTTTCCATGACGAAATCATCTACATAACAATCCGCCACAATCCATTCGCCTTGATTACCAAAGTCCTTCATATACCAATCCAAACGAACGCCACGATCCGTCCCATCCAGACAGTCACCATAGAGCGAACTGCTGATTCGATCATTGAACCAGTTGCAATTGCTGCACACCATATAAGTGCGGGACTCCAAAGAGTATTCCATTCGGTAACTTTCCGGAGCAAAGATGATGTAGCCAATAACGGGATCCACAGGCGGTTTCGTTTTGTTGTATCCACGGAACAGTTTCGTCATTTTTTGCCAAGTCATTTTCTGCATGATTGATTTCTCCTTTCGATTACGCAATCTTTATACCAAGCCGACGTGCTTTCGCCGCATCCTGCTTGAGCAGCTCCACCACATCCTCCATGGGATGATCGCCATAGCAACGCATACAGTTTCGGCAATCCCGACCACCGCAGGTAATTACCTGATCGCCGTGCTGCTGGAGGTATTCCTTTCCATACTTCTCAAGCAGCGTGTCCAGCGAAAGTACCGTGAAGTAGGAGACATGCCATCCGTTTTTTGCCAGTTCTTCCTTAACAGTCTGCGGAAGGCACTGATTAAGCAGAGGAGAGGAAACCTTGACGTGAAAGTTAGCTGGCTGCTGCACACCGGCTTCCGCCAACTGACGCAGAATATCTACTCGCTTCGTCCAAACGGTGAAGTGCGTCATGGGATTGAAGCGGGCAATCTTGATTTCATTGAGTGCAGATTGCAGATTAACCCAATCGCCATGAGTTTCGAACCGTGCCACATCCGTATAGAAGCGGGGCAGATAGTAGTCGGGAATCTCGCTCTGGCTGAGAAGTTCCGTGTTACGGGCGTAGCGAAGCGCTGCCGCTTGTTCAAAACCAAGACCGTTTCTGGCATAGCACTTGGAACAGACGTTAGCCGCATCCTTTGACATTTTTTCGCAAAACGGATTGCACAGACAAGATTCCGTAATAGCGGGAATATCGTGCATCTTGCCTTCCGGATGAGAAACAAACAGCTCCCGTGCTTCCTTGATTTTGCGAATGGTTTCCGGTTTGATTGCCATAATGTTTTCCTTTCCCAACAAAGACCCATGAAAAAGAACTGAGCCGGACAAGACCGACCCAGTTCCAGAGAGACCGTATTCTGTTTTTGCTAAAAGATTAGTTGCGATAGGCGTTAAAGTAAGCGCGGAGGTCATCCATCAATGTTTCATAGAGCATATCCGCATAGGCATCTTCGTAGGTTTCAAAGTCTTGCATATGCGCCACGCTATCCGAAACGCCATGCAAGAAAGCACTGCCCGGCACGAGGAGAATATCTTCCAAAATACCACGCTCCGAGTTACTGAGGAAGAGGACTTCGGACAGATTGTCCAGAACATCCGAATCCGAGAAACGAAGAAGGAGATCCTGCTCAATCAAGTCTTCCCGAACACGCCGATAGGCTTCCAGCATTTCCTCTGCGGTTAATTGAATGGACTTGCCGTCCCTGCAAATGGAAAGACGATTCATCATGTACCTCCTTACCAATGGTAATCCAAAATATTTTCAAGATTATACCTGACGTCAGGCTTCGCTGTATACCGCATGAAGTGATCCAGTGTTTCGATATCCCCAGACCAGTCTGAACAGACAACATACGAGCCGAACTTATCATCCATAACAGCTTCCATTCTCAAAACCGCCCCTTCAAACTCTCCTTTGGCAAAAGCCTGCAAAGAAGTGTTCTGATTCAAGTCTTCCAAGCAATGCAGGAAGGTTTCGTAGTTCTTTTCAAAGTACTTTTCGCGGAACCCGTCCCGCAGGATGAACCCAACGGTACTCTGATCGTGAAAGAGCTGAATATAAGGTGTGCAAAGCTCCGTCACGTTTTTGAAAAAGACTTCCTGTTCGTAATCGTAGTGTTCCGGCTCGACAGCGTCCACATAATCCGCCACTTCCCGAAGAAAAAAGTCTTCATAATCAAAAGTGTCAGCGGAAATACGGTCAAACTGACCCGTCTTCGATTCCTCAATAAGTTGATAAATCCTACCGTGCATAATTTATCCTCCTTAATATTCGCCCGGAAACAAAAGGGTTGTAACGCTGCGGTCTGCCTCGGTGATTATCCAGAGATTCCATTCCGGATTGTTCGGATTCTCATAGGCAGAGAAGATACGGAGGTTACCCTGACGAACTGCCTCATCATTCATAGCCTTGTCATCTTCTGTCATGTCGCCCCAGTCACCAGTCCTGTGACGGTGCATACACTGTTTGGCAAAAGCACCAAAGGTATCAGGCGCTCCCTCCATGGCATCAGCAACTGCACGGGTTGCCACCATCATTCCCAAAGAAAACAAAGGATTAGTTTTCATCGTTCTTAGCCTCCTTAACACTAAAGCTGTTCTCGGCAACGGAGATGGGAGTTTCCATCAGCTCGTTATCCCACTCTTCAAAAGCAATATCGACGGCTTCATCCTCCGATTCTGCCGTAACTTCCTTGCGCAAAACGGCTTCTACAACGTACTTCTTCATACTGTTCCTCCTTAGAACCAGCTTACACGGTCAAAGTTTCGGCGGCTAGCAACAATCCCACTGGCATCATCCCAGCCACCGCCATACCTCTTAGACACAGGAAGATAGGGATAAACCGTGCGACCATCCATCATTCCGCGCATCAGCTTTCCGTTTTCGACGTAGTATCCCATATCCCCGAATACATGCCAGCCGTCTTTCCAACTCATCCGATCTGTATTTTTCATGGAAAGCCTCCTTATTGCAGTTGGGCGAGAATATCCAGCATTTGTTGACGTTCCGAACTGTCTGGCAGATACTTCAAGACGTATTCCTTCAGATGAGGAAGGTTCAACCTTACATCCGAGCAGACCAGCGAGCCATACATTTCGTGCCATGTCCCATGCCGGAATGAATAGCCCCACATGGCGTTATCTTCGCCAACAAAAGAAAGCATGGATTCATCCTCCACATAAGGAGCAATGATAGACAGGCATTCTTCTACATCGTCGCCATACCATTTCTCCGGCATATAGAAAAGCGAAATCACATCGCCGTTATCGTATCGTGTATCTACATCAAATAGTTCCGCAAACAGACCATCGTGTTCTGGCTTTTCCATAAACAATTCCGGATGATCGATATGGAGCTTGTCCCAGTTTGCTTTGGTAATGGTAACGCTCGTTTCTTTTTGCTGGACATAATAACCCATAATAAAATCTCCTTTCACTCGATCAACTGGTAAATGCTACTGCCATGACGGACGGCATTCAGATAAGGATGTTGCAGTTTTTCAAGAACATGATCCAAATAAGACACTGGGAAATATGAAAGCTCCACACCGATATCAGGAAAGTCATCTAAACGCACCTGACCAGCGTCGTTTTCTTCCATATAGGATTCAAGATCATAGTCATAGTACACGTCGTTTTCGATCATGTCTTCATCAAGATCAATCGTGACGGTTCCCTCTGCCCAATACAGCAAATGCTCCATACCGCTCTTACTCAATGCAATTAAGCCATTATTCCGGCTGGCACCGCTCTCCTTAAACTCTTCCTCTGGGAACATGGGGACAATCCGCGCCAGTTCAGTGCCGTTTTTCCCTCCGTCAATACCTCCTCCGGATTCCTCTACCATACGGATAAGGCGGAGCTGCAATGCCCTGACAGACATATCGTCATCATCGTAGATGGTTTCTACCACTTTCCGCGCCTCCTCCAAAGCGGAGACGGAAAAAGCCGACCAATGATAATAGATTCGGGCGATATCCTCGCCGAGATGCCTTACTGAAACAACAAGTCTTTGTCCCATAACAAAACCTCCTTACAGCGACACATAATAATAGCCAGTGTATTCGTCTACTTCGCCAGACTTTGCGTCTTCTTCCGGGTCGTAATATCCGGTTGTTGTTTGGCAATCATCTACCAAATCAATCAAGTCCGCAAGTGCATTGGCAAGCTCCTCTGTCTCTGTAAGCAGCTGCTCACCATCCGACCGGATTTTTCCTTTATTTCTGTAGCGATAAAACCGATTCCCCAGCAAACTGACCAGCACATTATACAAACTGAACACAGTAAACCCTCCTCAGATAAAATCGCGAATGCTCATGCCGGGTGCGTCCCACGGATTACCGGGACTATAGTCGCCATGATACGAGGACGGCGTATAAAGTTCGCCCTCGTCATCCATATCTTCAAGCCAGTTTTCCGAATCCAAACAGACATTCAAAATATCATGCGCCTCAATATCAAGGTCGGGGTCGGGTGATAAAACAGCATCCTGATGTTCCAAAATCTCCGCTTTAGCTTTGAGGACAATCTCCGCATCGGAAGTATCCTCATCCACAGTCACATAGGTACGATAGAAGCGGCGGATTTCCACGTCGCACGGCACAACAATCTTCATGATTCCAGCTTCTCCTTTTCATGTTCCAATTCCTGAACGGTTTCCTCCAAGGTGTCGGCACTGCACACAAACCGCCCATAGGAGTAGACTTCATAGTGATCCTGAACGCGGTTGATCTGATAGTTCATTTCTCCACCTTCTTTATGAGTGGACAGCCATGCTCTTCCTGATGCACAGAAAAAATTTGCCATTCATGTGTATAGCAACCGGTATTGGCATAAGCACAATCACCGAAAAAGCCGAAGAATCCACCGTTATACTGCTCCCACAGTATAATTTCTTCCCAATACGGAATTTCTTCATCGCTGTAATAGGTATCTAATGTTTGCTTGAGCAGATTCATCATATAGCGATGAGCTTCTGTATAAGTCTGAAAGAACCAGGAAGTAATATGGCCAACACGCGCCTCAACAAGAACAAAGTTCATAGCTTGTCCTCCTGATGATCTTCCAGATACCGCATGGCACATTCATACTGGTAAGAACACCTCCACCCTTCCGGCGTATGAAGAATACAATCAGAACAGTTGCGGCACTGCTGATAAGCGTCGATGATGGCTTGCGCAGCCGCCTTATCTCTGATAAAGAGCCTCATAATGTACTTCATAATGTCCCTCCTTAGTAATCATTGCAACTTTCACACCACTCACTGGGCGGAAGAAGTTCTTCTCCAAAAAGGTTATACCACTGTCCACACTGATGGCATTGAGAAGCGCCGCAGTATTCATCGATCAGTTCCACGGTATTGCCGCACCGACACTTGCCACTCGCCGGGACAGTAAAATGACGCACCTCCTTGACGACCTCGTTATAACGGACGAACCGATGCGGATTTTGCAGACAGTCATCGTAGTTCCGCTGTGCGCATGGACTCAGCGGTTTTGCAAACGCACCTTTATGGTTGCATGGAAACCAGAACCCATTGCCATGCCCATCGTCGAAGACGAGATAATATTCCGTATGAATTTCCGGATGAGCGGGAACGCAGTCCTTCAGCATGATGAACCCTCCTTAGATGTGGCAATCCACATAGACCAGATACAGCCCTTGATAATCCTGAATAGCTTCCTGCCAATCGTCGGCATTCTGTGCAATAGATTCCTGAGAGGCCGTGCTGATGCCAAACCATCCCATCTGTCCCTGTTCATGCCATTCGCCATCCGGTGTGACGAAAGCGTAAGGGCGGGTGACATCGGCGTTATAGCTGACATAAAACTCCTTGGTGCCGTAAGTTCTGCGGTAATATTCCGGCTCCAAAAACGCATGCGGATATTTTTCAGGTGCTTTGCCTTCTACATATTCATCCCAAAATATCTCTGCCTGCCGATATTCCTCCTGATTTGGGAGAAATCCATCTGCTTTACTTTAACGCGGTTCCACTCGTCCGGCTTTTCACCGGGTTTGAGGCGATACAAACCCGCATTCCTCCACCGACCGCCATCTGCGTCATACCAATCCCATTTGGCGTTCGGATTAGACCTATAACCGATCTTACCATCCTGCAAGACATAGCCGTTATATTCCTTCAACCACTCTTCAAAGGTCATGTTATCCTTCTCTTCATCTTCTTCATAGTTTTTGCGCAGGGTTTCCAGATCTTCGCTTGCGTCTTCTTGGAACTCGAAGTAGTCCTCATTCTGCTCATCATAAGGAGCCAGCAGGTTGTCCACGTCTTCAATATCCGTACAGAAAACGCCCACCAGAAAATGACTCATAAATCTTTCCTCCTTTATTGGTTCAGCCATGCAATACAATTAGACCGCGTGGCAAATTCTTCCGTCCATGCATCGCCATACTGGTTGTCACAACCGACGTACACATGAGCCTGCTCGTCAAAATACCAGAACAAACCACGCGGCTCTCTGGTTTTAATGATTTCATTCATCTTCCACCCTTTGACTTGGCGGATATCATTGAATGCCTTTGTAATTGTCAAGAATCTTCATCCTCCTCGAAATCATGAATGGCAATCATTTGGTGATGAGTATAATCCTCGCTATCACCATCACCCCATATGAGCAAATCAAGCAAGTTGTCGTAGGTTTTGAACTGCATCGTTTTAACATCGCATTGCAAGTGCTTACGAACAAGGCAGATATCCTGCTGCAACTTTCCCTCCTGATCTTCCAGATAGACGCACATCTCTGGTGGAATATCCGTTCCATTATTCGGATAAATTTCAGCAACAATTCGGAACTTGCCGCAATTCATGACCAGCTTTTGTTCCATTATAATCAGCCTCCATTTTCCACACTCTGATAGTAAATGAAGATATTCTCATCCGTTACAACCGAAATGTATTTCAGGAATACCCTCAAAACGTCGTCTTCTGTTAGGTGTTCTTCGCCATCCGGAATAGACCACGGATAGGACGGTTCATACAGAATATAGTACCTGTTGTCGAAATCCGATGTGACAGTAACAGTCAACTCTGCAAAGATAACTTCATAAAGGACATATGCCAAACCAGTTTCTCCGTAATCACCTTCCAGATCGTTGAAATCTTCCATATTCAAGGATTCAATCGTCCATCCGGGATGCTCTTCATTCAGATATTCTTCAACCCGGCGCAGCACTTTCTTATTCATCGCAGCCAATTCCATTAACCGCTTCGGCGTAGTATGAATATCGTCCACGCAAAACCCAAAGCCATCCGTCGTCCAGTAATGATAGCTCATAATCACTCGCTCCTTTCCTGTTCTGTGAAGTGATACATGACCTGCTCGTAATCTTTCGGTCTCTTTCCCGTCAACTCAATTTCGCAAAACGCCCATGTTCCAACCTTGTCATAGTCCGGGAAGCAATCATGGTAGTCACCGCCGCCGCGACTATTTCCGCAAGCAGTAAGCAGTGGGAGCGGATGAACACACATATCATAGTCGTATCGTTTCTGGTCAACTCGCCCATTCTTATATCTCTTCGTCCAAGTTCCGCTTTCATGCCACTGATTGCGCTGGATGTATTCCTGCATGTCGATATAGGTCTGGTTTGTGTGGTTGACCAAATAGCGACGGCGATTTTTCATGGTCAGATGTCCGTATGGTTTGGGATAAATCTGGGTTCTTTCCTTGTTTTCGCCCCATACTGCGCGGTAAATTTCCATGAACTGATCTTCTGGAATATCTTTGCAATACTCACCCTCATACGGCTCGTCGGAATAGTCTCCAATCCATGCGACGACCGTAGGCTTATGCCAGATCTGCGTGCAGACTGCATTGACAAAGTCGTTGCCGATGTAAGAATGCTCCATCAGCTTCAATCCATTGCCATAAAAATGAGAATACAAAGAATGAATCGTACCATCCTGAGAAATCAACGTCGGCATATAATACTGTCCCATAAAATCCTCCTTAAACAGCTCTTCTTTGCGGCTCATAACCGTGCGCTCTGCAAATTTGTGCTACTTCCGCATCAGTGAGAATCCTGTTAACGCGAATAGCGCCAGAGATAATCCATTCGCCCAACATTTTGGGGTTGGTCTTGTAGCGATAGAATCCATCCTCTGGAATATGATCGAGGCAAGCCTTCTGCGGATTAAATCTTGTGCCGCGCATCCCGTTAGCTATTGCCTCCGGCGCATAGGAAACCGAATCTGCGTATTCCACCTCTGCCCAAACGGTATCCGGATGCATGGACACGATGTTGCCCTCCGCATTCTTCCTGCCGATATGGGTAGCCAGTGGGATATCCGAGCAATGCCAGCCTGGGCGATAGGCGAGCCCTTTGCCCAGCTTTGCCTTGACCTTACCGGAGGGTAGGCGTTCACCCGATTGAGCTTGCAGCCATACGCCAAGCGGCACTTCTTGATTTGGCAGGACATAAAGTGGATATAATCGACCACTTTTCAATCGAAAAAGTTTGTAGGCGGTTGCCATGACATTACCTCCAACCAAAGGCAGACATCAGACGTGCGTTGCTGCTGTACTTCGGCTTTCTCAGACGTTCTACAACAGTTCGCGGGTCATCAAAAACGGAACTGTGAAGGTAGGCGTACTCTCCGGTACTGTTCAGCCTGCGAATAACAAACCGATTCGTTCCGTCATGATGAGAGCAGGACAATTCCACATTGCCGTATGCACTTTCTTCGATGGTGATGTAATCCATCTTGCTGACCATCCCATAGATGGCGTCTTCCAACTTCTGAAAAATCTTACCGCCGGCATGATGACCATCCCAGAGTTCCAAATCTGCCGCGACAACCCAGCAGGACGGAGACTTCTTATCAAGCATACGGATGTTTTCCATCAGGTTATCCCATTCGTCATCCATCTCCTGATAAGCAAAGGAGTACGCCTCGTCATCAGTAAAATCGTCGGCAGTTCTGCCGTCGTCGTCAATTTCTTCCATGACCTTTTTCACATTCTCAAGATCTCCATACAGTTTCCAGAGATTATTCGTATAAATCAACATATTGTCAACCCTCCTTACCACCAACCGATAGCTTCTGCAAGACGAGCGCTGTTGCTGTATGTTGGTTTGAACAAACGCTCAATCTTTGTTCGCAGGTCTTTAGAAACGGAACTGTGCTCATAAGTATAGGAACCTCTCTTATTCAAACGGCGAATTTTGGATGTATACACGCTATCGTGATACGTACACTTCACCGTCACATTCCCACGCCTGTCCTCGTTAATGGTGACAGAATCCATTCCGAGCGTCATTTCCGTGATTGCCGTATACAATCGGTCAAATATCTTGCCGCCAGCATGATGAACATTCCATAACCCAAGATCCCCTTTTGCAATCCAATAAGACGGCAACTTTGCATCCAGCTCCCGAACGCACTCCATCAGATATTCCCAATCGCCGAGAGCCTCATTGTCCGCAAACTCATAGGCTTCTTCGTCTGTGAACTCAGACGCTTTCTTCTTATGATCTTCCAGCTCTTCCATAATGCTCTTGGTGTAATCAAGAGTGCCGAAACGAGTCCAGATATCATCTGTGTAGATAAACATATCATCAACCATCCTTTTCTTTGCGCAAACGGAGTGTAAAAGTGTTCTGTTCCTCATCCCAGTAACCAGTAAGAACAAACACGCCGCCAATATAAGCAAGCGAATCTCCGCGAATTTTCATAATAGATTCACTGTCCGTTCCACATTTGCGAACGCCAAGACGATAGATTTGCACCTCCTGATTTTTGAAATCCTGAATGCTCATTTTTTCCAAACACTGATAGATATTCAAAATGTCATACGCCAAATCGGATTCGTAAGAAACAGTGTTCTGCTTGACCGCCTCAAAGACAGGCTGGAGGATATAGGCGTTGAAATAAAACAGTTCCTCCAAACGTGTTGCGCCCTGCTTAATTTCCACAACAACCTTCGTATTCACGGCTGACCCTCCCCAACATATTCCTCGATACAACTTTCCTCACCCTGATCGTCCCACACGATAGCGGGAAAACGAACGCGCTTGCCGCATTTTGTCAGCCATTCCGACGCATAATCGGCGATAGGCCCAATCAGTTCCATATCCCACGGCAAATTGCAATCCTCCGTAAGAAGTTTGCACAGTTCATACACCTTGGCGTCAATCTCGTCGATACGAGCGCACTGTTCCGACGAAAGCTCAAGCTCTTCACGCATTTTCAACGCTCCTTTTTTCCTCAATATTGAGAATGAACTTTGCGGCTTTTTCCGCACGGGATGCCGCGCCGACGACAAATTTATTGTCACCCTTAAGAACCCTGAGCCAGCTTTTGATATATGCCGCCGTGTTGGCAAAGCTGGATTCTGTATCCACACCCAGCGTATGAAGAATCATAGCGCTGCCCATTTCCGCACAGAGTTCTTCCTTGCTGTATTCCGTGTTTCCAAAATGCGCGTCTTTTTCAATCCGGTTCAGCCGTGACTTATGCCCGGTGGAATGAACCGCCTCATGGAATGCGGTGGAATAATACTCTGCCGTACTCTTGAACTGAGCGCGTTCCGGCAGACAGATGCGGTCAAACGATGGAGAATAGCAGGCGCGGTCGCCGCCTTCTTCCAAACGGATATGCTCCCTGTCCAGATATTCCAGAAACGTTTTATCTGCCAGCTCCACAGGCTTCACGCCATTGGGCAAGGGTTCCGGTTGAATGACGGGTTCCATAACGCCGCCCTCATTTTTCTCCACCTGCGAGATATGGAACACGCGATTCCACTTGAGTTTCGGGACGGATACCATAACGGGACTGCCGTTCCCATCCCGTTCCACATTGCCGGAATCATCCTTCTTCGGAAAGGTCAAGACACTCCACCACACATTGAGCGAGGATTTCTCTCCCTTCTTGACATGAGCACCTGCCGCTTGCCACTGTTTGAAGGACGCCCATTCACCCGGCTGACCGAGAATAATCTGGTTGAGCAGAGAATAGGGCTTTCTGCTGACGCGGTTATATGCGCCTATGCCGTTGACAGAAACCCAAGGCTGCTGCCACGGAACGGTTCCGTTTTCCAGCGCAGCAATTACGCGATTGGTGATCTCCTGATAAATGTCAACTTTCTGCTCCATACAAATCCTCCGTTTCTTTCAACCATGCCTCTACTTCTTTCCATGTCTGGAATGCCATGGTGCTGTACGCACCGAAGAAATGCCACCAGCCAGAATGAGATTCCAGCTCGTCATAGTGATAGCCGCGCTCCTCCATCTTGCGAATGAGACGCATGGTTCGGTCACTGTGCCGCATGTTTGCCATGCCTCCTATCCAACTCCGCAATAACCTTGCGCCCATCCAGACCACCGGAATACTCCGTGAAGGTCTGACTGCGAATAAATTCTTTTACCTGCCGATAGCGGAACAGCTCATCCGGTTTAGCATGTTCTGCTTTGCGGATCCGCTTTTTCAGCCGGACATAATCCTCCACCGCTTTGGCGCACACTCCGCAAGCCAGATTGCGAACCCCTTCGTCACATACTTTCATGACAATTCCTCCTTTTCGGTTTTAATTGGGGCGATATAGTGCCGATTTGTTCCGGGTCGAGCACTAAAAGAGAGAGCCAGAAATTCCGGCTCCCTGTGTTTAATGTTCAATTCCCATTGGAATTTGCTGAGTAAGCTCCCGAATGGGTACGGTTGCGCATTTCGGGATTGCCTTACGGAGCTTCTTAGTTTCCGCCTTGGCAGAAAGATACTTCATCTTGAGCTGTGCAAGTTCTTCATCAAGAGCGGTTAACTTATCCAGCGCCGCATGGTATTCTTCGACCTTGACGTTAGCTTCCGCAATCTCCTGTTTGCGCTTTATTTCAGCAGATGCTTCTTTGCGGTCTTGCGCTTTCATGGAGCGGATTTTCCCAGCGCGAGCCCTAGATTTCTGCGTGATCTCTTTTGGCTGAGGGCCAAGCAATTCACATATGTGTTCATATCCATATCCAGAGAGTTTGGCAATTTCTGCATTTGAGTATCCCATTTCACGTAACTTTCTAAGATGCTCATCGCGTTGCTCCATAGAAGAAAACCCACGCAGCTTTGCACCTCGTGTGCAGCAAGATGTTTTGCCATCATAACCAACTGATTGTGCAAATTGTAAAACCTTTTCCCGAAGAGGAGCGGAACAAGTTTTGATTCCTCCCATAATATTCCAAACATAACCCTCAGAAATTCCAAAAATTTTCGCAATATCCGCAGCAGTATAGACCTCTACGCCCGGAAGTTTTTGAGGTTCAAAATTCTCCCAATACTTTGCATTTTTCTGTTTATATCCAACTTCCTTTGCAAATTTTCTAACCTTTTGTACAAGAATTTTATTGTAAGAGTTTTTGTTAGTCATGCAGAGAGTAACCGTTGATAAACCGATTCCAAAAACCTGTGCAATTTCTTTTGCCCCATAGATTTCAACGCCGGGAAGTTTTTGAGGTTCAAAACTTTCCCACTTCTTTGAAGTTGTATACATATCGAATACCTAACTTTCCAAATGTCACCATTTTCAAACCGACAGGCAGAAATATTATGCGCCTTCATCGCTTAAATTCTTCCTCTAAGACATTCCGGGAGGTGCCGAAGCGCATCGTCAATGCACATACGAATATATTGTTCCTTTGCGACCTTCGCATTTGCGCCAACAAAGCTGGCTTCTCCACAGATGCCATTGACAACCATACATCCGTTCCGTTTTTCGATTTTTTGTACGACTTTACCGCTGATACCGCACACCAGTTCGGTTTTGAAGTGAGACCCATAGGAGGACAGCATGTGCCATTCATTGCCCATCTTGCGAATCTCATAAATGCCGGTGTTCATCATGCGGTGACGGAATTTTTGCATAGCAACCTTCCCGTTCGTCGCGTCGATGGTATCCACGTACTCACGGCTGATCGTATCGACGATACGAAACCGCTTATAACTCTGCCACTTTGCCATACTGCCGACCTCCCACTCCGAAGAAACTCCACACAGATTTCCGAATATCCATTGGCATACTATCTGCCCAATCAAGCACACGCTTGCGCTGTTTGGACTGAATGCCATTGAACCGCGCATAGTACGCCTCGCCACGATAGTTATAACGCTTCTCAAAACAAGACACGGTGATGGTCTTGCCAGATTTCTGGATTTCACAGAAAGTTTCACGCTCAAACAGACTCATATCATCTCTCCTTTCTCATTCATATACCTGCGCATTCTCCAACTGTTGCGCACGGCGCACCAATAATTTCCGGTCACGCCAATGCTCAGAAGCGATGGTTTCTGCTTCTTTTTGCGTGTTGGCAAGAATGATGATCGGATTATAGGTTTCCGCATACAGTGGGTAAGCAATGAACAGATGTTTGCCAATGGTTTTATAGCAATCCTGCATGGTTTTCCCGCCTCACATTCCTGACGACTTTCTTCCGCCTGCGAATCTGAGGCTGTGCCTTCGCCAATTCGCAAGCCTTGGCAAACGCCGCATTGTCCGCATCATCGCAAAATCCACAGCCTACGAACGCGAACACAAGAATCAGTACGCCTCCAGCAATGCCAAGTCTAAACAGGGTTGCCAGCACGTCGCCTGCCCAGATAATAAATTCCGGTCTCATTCTTCATTCCTCCATATCGTACAGCCAGACGTTTCCATCTGCGGTTTGCACATAGTAGAATGTGCCATCGTCCCACACCTCCATATGATCCGGGTTGATCCAGCTCCACATTGTCCACATTCCAAACGCAAACATGGCAACCAAAGAGAATATGAATGACATCAAAATCGCAATCATTCTCCGCATACATATTCCTCCTTTCCACACGAGAGAGAATCCCACCATTTTTTCCCGCCAACACATGCAAGTCCGCAATGATGTACAAATGCGTTGATGTGACGCATAGTCGTTGCCGAATAGCCCGACCAAAGCCGCTTGATTTTTCCGGTCGTGCGGTCAAACTCTGCAACGTCCGTATTGTAGGAACGGAGAATCAGACGGTTGCCTTCTTCCAGTACAACCGCCTTTTGATAGAAGGATTTGCGCCCATCGACAGGTCGAAGATAGAATTTTTCCATATAAGCCTCCATTTTTCGTACAAAAATAAGAGGTTATTTCAACAGAAACAACCTCTTTCCAAACCGCACAGATTAAGCCTGCACGCCGTTCGGTCTGCGCCCATTGTACGCCGTCACCATATAGCGCACAGGGTCGCCCAATGAGCGCATGTAGAGTTCCGCCCCTCCATACCCATTGCAGATATAGACAGGACGGATTTTCTTCATGTCTATCACTGCATATCGCCGCACATCTGCCGGATGGGTAGACTTGCGGATGACATATGGGTCGTACAGGTCAAGCCGTTTGCTCATGCAAACACCTCCTGTACATTTCGGGCAAAATCTCCGCATTTTTGAGTGAACGAAAATCCATATCGTCCACACAAAAATTAGACAGACTGCCCGTATTATTGCAGAGCATACCGATAATTCCGCCGCCTGCATAGTACACGTCCACTTCTTCCGACGTGTCATATGTCCGAACGGTTACGGTAATGCCTGCCGTTTCCCCAAAGTGCCCCTGTTCCCAGAACAGAATGCGCCCAAGGGTTCCCGGCTGGAGGCGCTGCATGTCCGCTAACGCCTCCACATTCGTAGAAATCACAGATTTTCACCTCCTAGGGCATAGTCTGCCCATATAAAGGCACAGATTTTCCGCGCCCTTATATGGACAGGCATAACCGCACAACACAGAAATTCCGCATTGTACAGTTTGCCCGTCACCACAGACGGAAGATAGGCTCTCGTATACTTGCACGCCAAACGGGACGACTCCCGAAAGACGCAGAAACCGCCGTATAGACCTGTCGCGTCTGCACAAATTCCGCGCATAACGCCGGCAAATGTCCGGTATCTTTGTATAGACGTGTGCCTATGGAACCGTCTATTCCATCGACCCAAAGTTCGACTCACGCACAGCCTGTCACAAGGGACTGTCACTCCCGTACTGTGCGCGTTAGGTGCTACGCAGTTTTGCCCCAAATTTCCGCATTTCGTATGCGTACTGGATGGGGCGTGGGCAATTCCACACCTGTTACCACTTCACCAAAGCGCCCATATCAACGCCCGTCACATTTATTTTTAGAAATAATTATCCTGCGCTTTACAGATGCGCAACTTTTCGGGCTGCCCATCTTCGTTTTCTGCAAGGATAATATACCGCGTACCCTTGCAGAATTTCGGACGCTCGCAGAAAAGCCAGCCGCCTTCATAGGCGTCCAGTCTGCGATACATGGATCCTACTAGCCGACGTGCAGATTTTCCGCTTATTGGCTTTTTCGCTGGAGTGAAGTAACACTCCATCCCAGCAAATATGTTTTGCGTTTCATAATACGCCATCGCATTCCAGAGACGACGCATCCACTTTTTATTACGCTTCCAATTTTTCATATACTAACACCCTTTCTTATTCGGGCGCTGATATGGACACTTTGGTTGCAAATCAGATTTTATTTAACTACTTGGTCAAGCTGGTCGATTTGAGAATACACGTTCACCGAACGTCGTATTCTTGGAGTGCAGACACTTCCCCAAGCTAAAGTTCACGTTCACCGAACGTCGAACGCCTGCACAGGTTCACCCATCAGACAAACTGACTTTTCATAGCCAAAGAGTCAATCTTCTTTGCGTGAAGTGGTGTCAAAGTAAGTCTTGACAACCTTGCACAGGTTGTCTTTGTGTCACTTGGTGGTTTTATTATTTTTAGAAGGCTTTTCGGTGACAGGCAGTTCCTGTTCTTTTGCCTTTTTTTCTTCCTTGGACAGCTTGTTGATACGCTGCTTGATACCTTCACCGGTAACATAAGCCCGCAATGCAGGCAAGCAGGCTTCAAGGAACTTTTCGGGGGTATCCACATAGGCAGACACTGCGCCTTCTGCCTTGCTAATTTTAGCAAGAACAGATTCAACATGTTCCGTTTTCAACGCCATTCCGTCATGATTGACGATGATAGCGTTGAACATGTCCTGCAAAACGCGCTTGCATCCGCGCTTTGAGAATGTTTTTTCGCCTTCTTCCATCTTGCAAGCCGTCACATCAGAACGCTTGCTTTTCCATGTATTTTCAAAGTCAGACACATAATCTTTTGCCTTTTCTTCAGACAGTTCCGTCATACTGACGAAACCGACACAGTATTTCCTTGCGATTTCTACCAGCTGTTCCCAGTCGGTAGACGGTTCGCAGGCTTCACGTTTTTTCGCCTGTTCAGCCGTCAGTTCACAAGAAATAAATTCTTTGATGAACCGATAGCCTTTGATAGGCGAATCCAACAAAGACAACGTTTTTGTGCCTTTAATCTCTGGACGCTGAGCATCCGCCAACATGTTTTTCATGCCGTCACCATGTTCAGCGGAGTCAATCCAGTATGCAATAGCCGCCGTATTGATAGCGGCTTGATATTTCTTCTTTGTCATGGTCAGAGTTTCTTTCTTTTCGTCAGAAACCTTGACGCTTGCCGCTTTGGCAAATTCGCGGCTTGCAGTGGAGACCTTATCAAACATAGCGTCCAGTTCAGTGTTCTTGATAGCAATATACTTCATAATGTTTTCTTCCTTTCACAGTCGAATTTTTGTTCTAATGTCAAATTCTGAAAACCTATGCAAGGCTGTCAAGACCTACTTTGACAGTGTGGGCGTAGGGTATACTGCCGCATTGTTTTAGCTTTATCACAGTGGCATATAGCCACACAGTAATACCCACTTTCCCCAAAGGGGAACAAGGTTCTACGCAATGCCCACTTGATACATAACACAAGGTAGTATTTGCCTATGGTTCGTTGCGTCTGCAAAGCTCTACACTTATCCCCGCGATTTAGACGGGTTGCCCTGTCAAGGGTGTAGCCATTGTGGGCGTCATTTGCTCTATTTGAACATCAGCCACTTAACACAACAAGCATAGTACAAACTTGCTATGCGTTGCATATCATGCCCTTTTTTGTTGCAGGGGCTACTGCTATGCGGTTGTCAAGGTGCAGGGGATATATCGTCGGCTACTTGCCTTTCGGCTTGTCGCTTTCGACATTGACAAGGTAACACGAAAACGGCGATTTACCCGAAAAAGAAATAAAATCAATTTAACATAACTGTATTTTACGTTGAAAAAGTATAGCATACTTTTAGAAACCATATGCCTGTCATATAACTAGATGAAACTCTCTTTTTGAGTTCGACGCCAATCGAAGCAAAACCGCACACAATTTCTATGGCGGTTATGACACTATCGTTATTCTTATATAGCATTCTAATCCAGAAACCGCTCAAGTAATGTGCTATGTATTACAGGTGTATGGATTACGTTTGTTCTATGCTTTACCTCCAGCCAGAGTCCTCCAGTAGAAACTCAAAAAAGAGGTACATACTCTTATATTGTCCTGCAAAAGTTTTTTCAAAAAGTTTTATTTTACCCGGAACGTTTTTTGAAAAATCGCCCCAATTATAGGTGTAACGGCAACATCAACAACAACAATAACAACAGCTTATAGTAAATTGATTTAACTGAGTAATACAATAGATTGATTTAGTAAGATAAGTAAGATTGAATAAGATAAGTAAAACAATAAATAGTTAATATTTATGTGAGTAAGGTTTCAATAGATACTAAATACTAAAACTAACCTGTACAATATATTGATTAAATATTTATTTGTCTATTGATTTAAGTATGTAAATAAACAAATATGATATATTGAGTTAACAGTATAAAGTAAACTCTATATATTGTATTTAATTATTACTCTATTAAACGACTGGAGGATTTGAAATCATGACGATGTTTGATGCGCTGACCCGTGGAATGAACTGTGACGAGGCGATGGCTGCGATCCTGAAAGGCATGTGCGATGCCGTTGCCAACGAGGTCGGCAAGACGGAAGAAAAGCCTGTCGAGCCGGAGAAGGAAAAGACTCCCGCCGAGAAGCCTGTCGAAGAGAAGAAAACCAATCTCATCACGGTGGCGTATACCGAGAATGACGAAGATTCAGATGCGCATGTCATCTTTCCGACTGATGTAAGCGACGCGAAGACTCTGGCGGATGTGACTTATGCACTGGCGTATGCTATCGGCGATGTGATCAGTAAAGGCTTGAACGCAGATCGCGGGGCTGTTGCCAACGAGATTCTGAAAGGAATCACCAAGGCGTTGATTAGTGATACGCTGAATAGCTTGCTCCAATGAGGTGCTACGCATGAGTGGATTGTACAACGATATCTCCAATGCGCTGGAGGCACTTCATGACGCAGAGCGTCGCGGTAACGGAATTTCCGGAGCGAGAACGCGGCTTTCCAATCTGCTGTTCAACCATGTCTCCGGCATTCTGGAAAACATGCAGCGCGTCGATGAAGCCGAAAAAGAACTGAACATGCTGCGCCGCGACATCGAATCTTTGCAAGCTGCGCTGGATGACGCTGACGCCCAGTACAAAGAGCTGAAGGCTTCGATGGCCTCACACAAAACAAAGTGAGGTGATGGGAGTGACGAAAGGCAGTATCAATTTTGCATACGCTCCGCTGAGCGATGAGGTAGTCGTTAAGACGTAGATCGAACAGAGGGCGAAGCTCGCGCCTATTCGTGAAACCTCTGGGAGCATCATTGATGCAGCCGATGTTGCTCCCTTAATCGAGGATATCATTTGCTTGTACATTGATTTCGACCGTCTGCTTGCGGTTACGAAGTTATCACAAAGTGAACGTTTCGTGGTCGAAAAGCTGATGGAAGGGTATTCGATTGTTGACCTATCTGAATCCTACGGAGGTACACGCCAAGCCTATGGAGGTTACTACCGCCGTGCAGTCCAGAAGATCATCCGCGAGTACAATGACCAATGGGCATATTGGCACGGAGAACTGCCGGCAAATGAGAACCCTCAGTACTGTCTGTGAATTCTAGGCCAGAATCGCTTCGTATGCTGCTGATGAGGATTTTATCCACCATGCTGCCATCAAACGATTCTGGCACGGAATACTCCTACGTGGACAAGGAGTCTGGAAGAAATGAGATTAAGAAGTGATGTCGAAGTTTCTGCATTTGAACGTGTGGTTCAAAAGAGCCATGGCGCTGTGTGGCTGATAGGCTCTGACGGGAGCCGCTTCAACCTGAAGTCGTTTATCTCGCGGTACGTTGCATTGGCACTTCTGATTCAGAACTGCAACAACGATTTAGAATTGTTCTGCGATAATAAATCGGACGAGGCAAACTTCTTCGAATTCTTCCGCGATAATCCGGGTGTGCTTGGAGATTCGCGAGAGGAGTTCTGGCAGGATGTGTGAGGGTTGTAAATATGCCAAAGGACAATGGTGTCAGTTAACCGCAGCGATGTGTCTGCCAAGTAAAAGCGCTGGAGGCTGTGCTTTCTATAACGCTGACTTGAGCGGCAAGAATATCTGCGGCAACTGCGAACATTTCATTGGCCCAAACGGTGACTGGGGTTTGTGCTGCAGGGCTGACTACTATGCGCTGCCAACTGCAGTCTCTAAACCATGCAAGCGTTTTTCAAGAAGCGCGGTTCCATATAGCCTTTGATTTCAAAAAGCGATCTTGTTTAATATATACTGAGGGAAGGGATAGCGTATTGGCAACGGGATATAACATCCTCCAGCCCAATGGCACGGTAAAGAAGGTGAAGGCGTCTTGTCTGGATGAACGCATTCAGATTGTCAAAGACCTTCTGAACGAATGGGCTTGGTATTGTGAGAAGAATTGGGTAGGCATTACAAGTTCTAATCCGTATTCTCCAGAGAACAAAGTCAAGATGTTCCTTTCCAGTTTAGGATACTTTTTAATCATGGGCAGCGCTGACGATATAGTGACCGACTACAAACAGATTATGAATGGGAAGCGAGAAATTCCTGTATCGTCTTGCCCATCCTTTGTGGAAGACACTGTATATAGTGGCGTACATGTGAACAGAAATGATATGCTGATGAAAGCAGAAGATGATTGCTTTCGCGGTATGATGGAGCATGCGGACAACAAGGCTGAAAAAAGATACGGCGTGAAGCCGCGAAAGAAAAAAGCGAGCCGAACAAAACTAGACCGGAGCATGAGCATCCGCCGCGACAACGGCGTTAAGGAGCTCGTCTCTGCGGTTGTGGATACAGAGAACGCTTTCTCGTTTCTTGGAAACCGATACAGGATCATTCCTGAGCAGTACGACAAATACAGTCCCAAGAAAACAAAAGCTGGCGAACTCTACGACATGGACACAGTTTACTGCGCGGTTGCTGCGTCCGGAGCCGTTCAGTTCTATGACGCTGAACTAGAACGCATTCCTGATGACGCTATCGAGTGTCAATGATTTTCGGAATCCTCTCATGGATTCCTTCGGGGCAGTGGCCGAGTGGCTTAAGGCGGGAGTCTTGAAAACTCTTGACGGGCAACCGTCCGTGGGTTCAAATCCTACCTGCCCCGCCAAAGAACGTACCGTGCGAAGAGCAAGAGGGGCTCTTCAAGTCTATAGCTGATTTCGGGTGGTTAGCTCAGCTGGTCAGAGCGTTGGTCAGCGCAACCGAAGGGCGTCGGTTCGAATCCGGCACGATCCGATTTCAGCATCTTTCCCTCAAGGTAGAACTGCTAAAGATGCAGGCTTTGCTTGGCCTTCGGGTACGGGACAGGAGCTGCCGCTGTCCGAGAACAAGCACTATGCCGACATGACGGAATTGGCAGACGTTTGGGACTTAAAATCCCATGGGTTATCCCGTGCGGGTTCAAGTCCCGCTGTCGGCACCATGATCCAGCTGGTCAGGTGGCTGCACACGGCTGTACAGCGTGCGACCCCGGTTCAAGTCCGGGCGGCTGGTCTATAAAAAATAACGGGTGACAATGATTTACCAGGTGTCCGGAACCCTGGGTTTAGAGGGGTGTTCGAAACCCGTTTCCCCTCAATGTGCAGGGTCGCTCCCTTCCGTAGTTGCGCTTAAAAGCGCAGAGCCGGACGGAACACAAACCGATAGCAATTGCGACACGACGGAGAGCAACGCCGATAAGTCCATAATGAGAGGACGCCACGGTGCAGGGCAACAGACATTAAGAGCTGAAAAACTGCACTCTGTTTCTGGAGACGTGGCCGAGTGGTTTATGGCAGCGGTTTGCTAAACCGTCGTAGGGAAATTTTCTACCGTGTGTTCGAATCACACCGTCTCCGCCAGCGCCCTCCGGTACTGCTACGGCAGCCATAGCGGCGACAGGTCTGCCATACATGGTAAGACGGCTTGGTGAAAGCTCGCACTTTGCGGAGTGAATGAGAAAGGCATCTTTTTTACCAATCATTGCCGAGTAGCCAAACGGCAAGGCACGGGACTTTGACTCCTGTATTGCTGGTTCAACTCCAGCCTCGGTAGCCATGATGTGCGATTAGTGTAGAGGTAACACGTCAGCCTTCCAAGCTGAAATCGTGGGTTCAATCCCCATATCGCACTCCAATGTGCGGTGCCCAGACCTGCACAAATAATAAAAAACAAAAGGTTGAAGATCATGTTTTTGAAGATGGTGAAGATGTTCTTCAGCGCTGCGAGGATTGCCGGTCTCTATGAGGCGGATGGCAATATGGAAGAGCTGAAGAGACGGGTGTTTGATTTGGTATGATCCAAATCTCACCGGATAACGAGAACGTGGTGTAATGGTAACACGCGTCGCCTGGGACGACGAGTAGCGGTTCGAGTCCGACGTTTTCGACCAGAGAAATGAAGGAGTCTTGAGATGAAATTCGGAGAAGCGATTGAGGCAATGAAGTGCGGAGCACGTGTGCAGCGCAGCGGGTGGAACGGTAAAAACCAGTATATTGAACTAGCAACCTGCATCAGCTACATCAACAGCCGGAACGAAATTGTCAACTGCGAACATGACGCGATTGGGAATCAGGCGATTGCGTTTGTTGGAACCGGCGGCATACAGATGGGCTGGCTTGCGTCTCAAGCAGATATGTTGGCTGCAGATTGGAAAATTTGCGAGTGAATAACGTGGAGTGCCTGAAGCAGTAGCCAATCTGCATCGGATTACATCAGTATAAAGCGAAGGCACATGGGAGTAGTTGAGATGGGTGGCTACTCTAGTTTACAGCAGACAGGACAAGCGGTTAAGTCGCGGGATTCATGCTCCTTGAGGATTGGGTTCGACTCCCAAGTCTGCTACCATGGTTCTTTTATTCCCTGTTTCAGCCTGAAATGAAACAAGGGACGGGGTGGTTTCGGCTCCTTAGATAAGCGTAGTGATACGTATAAAGCACAAGGGTTGTACCTTGTGCGAGTGTCTTGGACACTGCAACGGAAAACCGGTATCTGCATACATCCTGCCTGCGGTCAGAGGGCAACTGCTGATGACTATGGTCGGATGGGCGCTATGGGAAAAGCGCTAGAAACCTAATCTCAGAAATGAGTAGAATGCATGAACCGACGTATGGTGCGAGCTTCGCAAGGGTGAGTGCTGTACGGATCCTGTGGACGGGCATCTCATATCGAAAGAAAGGTGCCGCACAGGAAGGGCGTCGATAGCAAGACGCGCAGGGTGGCGGCGGCTGGGTCGTGTTCAAAAGGCACGAATGGTCAAGCACATACCCCGTCATCCAGAACATACACTTAGCTTTTGAAAAAGCAGCATGAATTTCTAATGTTATTGAGAAATGAAGAAGCAAAAGTGTATGTGGCTTTGGAGAAACAAACCACTTATCGTTCTGGAATATGAACGTGCATGAAGCTCGCAAGGCGACATGTAAGAAAGTACAAGTAGGTGCAACCGTAAGAGCCCGCAAGCTCTGCATCCCGCAAGGAGCGATGTGCTGAAAGAAAATCTATAATACTCCATTGCAAGATTTTGCTGGCTTTCTCAAAACCAGTGTGGTTGCTCTCTACACCCTAACCCGGTGTGTGACTGGCTGTTTCCAACGACAGGAGAAGAGAGCATGGAGAGCTCAAGTAAGTCTCAGGCTTTCCCTTTTATATTGACCGGTAGCTCAGTTGGTTAGAGCGTCCGCCCGTTAAGCGGAGGGTCGTGGGTTCAAGTCCCACCCGGCCAGCCATGCGTGTGATAAACAAGGAGGAAGATTATATGCCGGTGTTTTATTTTCTGGTTGTGGTAGCGGCTGTCGGAATCTGGTTTTGTGCTTCAGCACTGTTTCAACCGCTCGGTATACTCTTCCAACGTATTTATCGCGACGCAAAAGAAAAAATCCTAGAAGAAGATAAGGACGAAGGAGCGCAGAAGGAAGTATGAGAAAAGGTACTGTAGGTGCGATTGTTCTGGGCGTTGTGATGGTCGTCATTCTGGTGTGCGTTGGTTTCTGCACGGAACGTGTTCCAGCCGGCTATGTCGGCGTTGTGTACAACATGAACGGCGGTATTGAAGGCGATACGCTTTCACAAGGCTGGCATGTGATCTCACCGACGAAGAATGTGACGCTCTATTCTATCGGCATTGAGCAGAGCTATTTGACCACTGACTCTAAAGGTGATTCTCCCAAGGATGAGAGCTTTGTGATTCCGACATCGGATGGCAAGACGGTTCGTGTGAACCTTGAGTTCTCTTATCGTTTCGACGCCGACCGAGTGTCCGATACCTTTGTTCAGTTCAAGGGCAAGAGCGGCGAGCAGATCAAGGAAACCTTTATCAAACCGAAGATCATTGCATGGACGCAGGAAGTTTCTGCGAACTACCCGGTGACAGATATCTTTGGCGACAAGCGCACCAAGATCAATGCGGAGTTGGACGTTTATCTGCGAGAGAAGTTCGATAAGTACGGCATCATCATTGATACGGTAAACTTTACAGATATTTCTGTGGACGAGGAAACCGCAGCGGCTATCCAGAAGAAGGTCAATGCTCAGCAGGATAAAGAGCTGGCGGAGATTGAGGCAGAAACAGATCGTATCAAAGCAGAGAAGGATCGGAACATTGCGCAAATCAACGCAGAACGAGACAAGGAAGTTGCTCAGATTGAGGCGGACAAAAAGCTGATCGCTGCGCAGGCGGACGCTGAAGCATTGCGTATTGCGGCAGAAGCGGAAGCCGACGCGAACAAGAAGATTGCTGCTTCGCTTACCCCTGAGCTGATTGAAAAGATCAAGTACGAAAAGTGGGACGGTTCTGTACCGAAGGTTTCCGGCGGCAGCACTCCCATCGTAGACATTGGAAGTATTGAGTAATTTTTTTCTGGGGCGGTTCATCCGCTCCGGATTTTACGGGCTATTAGCTCAGTGGTAGAGCTGCCGTCTCATAAACGGCTGCGCGTAGGTTCAATCCCTGCATAGCCCACCATACCCCGATTGGGGGCATAACATAATGGTTCGTGTGACGGCTTTGCAAGCCGTAAATCCGGGTTCGATTCCCGGTGCCTCCACCATTGGGACAGTGGTGCAACGGCAGACGCAGACGGCTCAAACCCGTCCGACTAAGAGTTCGAATCTCTTCTGTCCCACCAATTATGGTCTATTCGTTCATCGGTAAGGATGTAGCCCTGTCACGGCTAAGAGCCGGGTTCAACTCCCGGATAGACCGCCATTATGCTCCGTTACGCAAGTGGCCAAGCGGGCAGCCTTTCAAGCTGCTGTCGAGGGTTCGATTCCCTCACGGAGTACCAAATTGAGTCTGTCCCCTCCGGCGATGGTGACGCCGGCATCCGGGCAAGCGGAGAATTAGTCGAGTGCCTTTTAGAAGCGAGCTTGCTGCGTGACTCGGCCAGTGCGGGACATCTGATCCTGCGACCGTCATTAAACGAGGCGATGTGATAGACGGCTATACATGGACAGACTACAATTTTATGCTCCATAAGGCAAAAGGTTGAGCCGCCTGCCTCTCACGCAGGACTACCCGGATCGTTACCGGGATGGAGTACCATTATGGGAGAGTAGCCCAGTGGCGAAGGCAAGGGACTGTAAATCCCCCACGACTGAAACGCCGAAGGTTCGAGTCCTTCCTCTCCCACCATTTTGTTTTATCAGGAGGGTTTATGTTTGATTTTTATATTGCCGCGCCGGTTGTCGGACTGTCGTGCAGCAAGCGCGGTCAAATTGACGACGCCATCTTGGTTCTTGAAAAATATGTTCAGGACAAGCTCGGTCGTCAGGCAAACATCTACAATCCTAGAAAGCTAAAGATTCCCAACGCATGGAACATGCCGCAGAGCGAATGGGCGCGATGCGTGTTTACCGAAGATGTTCTTGCAATCGACCAATCTGATACAGTGGTCGTGTTTGACTTTGGCAGGAATGGAACTTGCGGTACTGCTTGGGAAGCCGGCTATGCCTTTGCAAAAGAAAAGCCGATTCTGCTTGTTGTGATGCCCGGTGTTCAGGAACAGTCCCTGATGGTTCGGAACGGCTGCACTTCTTGTATCAGCTATGACGAATTACTCGCCGGTAATATCATGTTTCAGGATTATGCAGAGCAATCGCAGAAAGAGAAAATCATTCTGAACTAAAACCGATGTGGGTGCCTGATTGGGTGATGTGTCCCATGGAGATCAGGATATTGGTTGGTGGGAGGGGCAACCAGCCATTTATGCGCCATTAGCTCAGTTGGTATGAGCACGTGACTTTTAATCACGGAGCCCTGAGTTCGAACCTCAGATGGCGCACCATTGCCTATCTACTAGTGTAGAAAAGGTTTCTGGGATTGTCGTGGCAATCCTTGCTTACGTTCGGATGATGGATTGGCGGCACCTCCGAAATTTTCAAACCGCCATATGGGGTTTTAGTATAACTGGTAAAACACTCGTCTCCAAAACGAGAAGATAAAGGTTCGAATCCTTTAGGCCCTGCCATTGTAAAGATTATGCGGGCGTGGCGGAATGGCAGACGCGCCAGACTTAGGATCTGGTGAGTTATCTCGTAAGAGTTCAAGTCTCTTTGTCCGCACCAGAAAGGTGAAGGAAGCCACCTTGACTGTAAAACCAGCAAGCGGAGTTGATCGCCCGCAGTCTCCCGGAGTAGTTCGTGTACTTGTCTTCGTCACCAAATATCAAGTACGCCATGTGCCGGATTAGCTCAATGGTAGAGCAGCTGACTTGTAATCAGCAGGTTGCGGGTTCGAGTCCCGTGTCCGGCTCCAATTTGCCAGTGTAGCAGAATGGCATATGCAAACGGATCTAACCCGTTGATTTGTCGGTTCAAGTCCGACCGCTGGCACCAGTTGATAAGGCGACGAAGGATGTGACAGGATGGGTTATACGATTGACGAGCTTCCATCAGAAGCGAAACGAAATCTAGTAGGCGAAATGATTGACAAAAAGAACGGTGCGTCCGATAAAGACTGGGCAGAAATCTGTGAGGAGTTTGATCTGACGGTAAATGCGGAAACACTTCGGAAGGCCGGAGTTGGCGTAAAGCTGGCAAGCGATGCTGGAATGTCTTTCTGCGGTAACTCCGATGAGTCTGGCACCGAGTACATGGAACGCCAGAAGATGCGGGACTTGGGAAATAAGCTGAACGCCGCTTATCGCTCCGAATCGCGGAGCCAGTTATTGCGCGAGACAGTGCAGCAGGCGGTACAGCAGTTGCCCAGTTTGCCGGAAATCGAAATTCAGCCGATGCCGCAAGACAAGGAGCATAGAGCACGAGAGCTTGTAGTTGCCATGGGCGACTTTCATTACGGAGCGGACATTGACGTTCGCGGTTTATATGGAGAATGCCTGAACCGCTACAACAGTGAAGTTTTTGAAACTCGCATGCAAAAACTTCTTGATGATATTATCTGGATCATTAAGCGTGAAGAAATCGGATTTGTAAACCTCTTCTTTATGGGAGATTTGGTGGATGGAATGCTTCGCCAGAGCCAGCTGATGAAATTGGAATATGGATTGGTTGAATCTGTCATTCACCTTTCTGAGTACTTATCGAGATGGATCAATCAGTTATCTGGTTATGCCACGGTTGGTGTTATGGGTGTAACGGGCAACCATTCTGAAGTTCGCCCTTTCAAATCAAAAGCACGTGAGTTCCCGGATGAGAATCTGGAGAAGATCGTCTTCTGGTTTTTAGATGAACGGCTCAAGGACAATGACAACGTGATCGTGATGCGCGATTGCGGGCAAATGTCCAAGATCACCATTTGCGGATATAACTTTGTGCTGCTTCATGGTGATGGAGAGAAGAGTATCGACCAGATTGCTCGAAATACGGTGAACCTATATGGCGAGCGTGTAGATTATTTTGTTTGTGGTCATTTGCATAAAGAGCAGGAATTCCCATCTGGATATACCAGTGATGGAAATTCTGTAATTATTCGAGTGCCGTCTCTGTGCGGCATGGATAAGTACGCGCAGAGCAAAGGTTATGGCGGACGTGCTGGTGCAACCGCCTTTGTGATGTCACCCAAGTATGGACGCCAAGTTGTTTACCCAATTGATTTAGGAACAGAGAGTTGATTTCAAAATCAGCTCTTTTTTAATATTAAAGGAGGGAAGCGTAAATGGCAAAAGCGTCAGCGAATTATAAGCTGTGTATTAAATGCAATCGTTCTCTCCCACTGAGTGAGTTTTATCCCAACAAGAAATGGGCAGCACAAAGTTACCATGACGCATGGTGCAAAGAATGTGCGCAGCGCTATTGTACCGATCAGGAATCGTTAAAACAATATTGCTTTGAGAACAACCGCAAGTGGGAGGATAGCTATTGGGATTCTTCCTACAAGAAGGCTCAATATTATTTGAGCAACAATCCTCTTTACGTAAATCCAAAAACACCAACGGAAAAGAAAAAGGCTATTGTTGATGAAGCAACATGCCGGCAGTTCTTTACGTTGATGAACATGAAGTCATTTTATACGTATCTTGATAACGTAAAAACAAACGATGTTTTTGAGGCACAGAAGATTGAAGAGCGCGACACGAAGATGGAATACAGTAAGGTATGGCGCGGTTATTTTACCAAAGACCAAATTGCCATACTGGACGCCACTTACGAAGAATACGAGCGTGACTTCGATCTTGGAAATGTCAGTGTTCGTGATTATGCCCGCAAAGTTGCGAAGGCGTCATTGAACGCGGACATTGCCGAAGACAAGATGCGGCGCGGCGAGATCTCCGCCAGTGAATACAATGAGGTTCAAAAGATTTTTGACAACTTATCTAAGTCCAGCAACTTTGCTGCCTGCGCCCGAAAGCCCGGTTCGTCAACCGGACTTACATCGCTGGGCAATATCATTTATAATCTTGAAATCAATCATCAGTTAGATATCAATCCTTTCATATTCCCAGAAGATGATATTGACAAGGTTATGGCAGATTACCGGCATGTGGCTGTTGCGGTAGGAGCACAGATCTAATGTCGATGGAAAGTCAGGTCAACAACGTTCGAGAGATCGCGAACATTGCTGGCTGGACAGAAATGGTTTGGTATTGGCGGACACACTTGGATGTGTTTATTGTAGACTATCTGCATGTGCCGCTTAAAGATACGCAGCGTGTTGAAGCCAGAGCTTTTGGCAATGGTGACACGCTTTTTTTGACGCAATCTCGTGGCTATGGCAAGACATGGATCTGCGCCATTTGCTGCATCGCGCTTGCGATTCTATATCCAAGAAGTTTTATCGCGGTTGTTTCCGCCACCGCGCAGCAAGCGACCCTCATGCTTAAAAAGATTGAAGATGAGTTTGCGGACAATGAGAATATCAGGAAAGAACTGGATTACGGCAGCGGCAAAAAACCCGTGAACGTGAATGCCAACAAAGGCGTTGTCCGCTTCGGCAATGGTTCTAAGATTGAGAGCTATTCGCTTGGAACCTTTCTTGGTTCTCGTGCAAAGGTTATTGTTGTGGACGAAGCGCCAGAAGTAAAAGAGTATGTCCTCTCCAAGGTTGTCAAGCCTGTTCGTAATACGACACGTTCCCATTGTGTTGCAAACGACATCCCTGATTACCCTTCAAAACTGGTAAGCATTACATCGGCTTGTTTGAAGTCGAACTATTTCTACACTGCGTTCTGCGATGCGTTGAAAAAACTGGGGCAGGGTGATACATCCTATTTCGCCTGTGCGCTGGACTATGAGTCGGCGGCGCGTGTTGGTATTACGAAAATGGAGTTCTTTGAAAAGGAACGTGAGACGTTACCTGAAGTAAACTTCCGAATGGAATATGGAACGATCTTCATGGGTGCAGAAAGCGGTTCCATCTTCCCATACGAGCTCACTGAACGATGCCGGAACCTGACGGAAGTTGAAACTGCGCAGCCAGCAAAGAGCACATCCCAGTATGTAATCACCCTTGACCTTGCGACCTCCGCTGCAAAGCATGCGGACAACGCGGTGATTACCGTGCTGAAGCTAATCGAGCGCGAGGACGGCATGTACATCAAGAAGCTGGTATACATTCGGTCTTACCACGGAAAACGCTTGGATGCGCTGGCGGTTGAGCTTCGCAAGCTCTTGGTTCGCTTCCCAAACACCATCAAGGTTGTATTTGACTATCGCGGTCTTGGAGATGCGTTTCCTCAGTTTCTGTCTCAACCATGGACAGACCCGGAGACAAATAAAGAATATCCGCCTCTGGTCATGGACACGGAACATTCTATCATTCATGATGCGGTTCCGCTGTTGCGCCCATGTGCTGCAAACAACCAGATTAACCAGCAGCTTGTTTCCCAGACAACGATTAACTTTGAGCGGGAACTGATTCAGATACCGATAAACAGCCGTTATATTTTGGGAAACACTGTTGTGCGCCCTGATGAAGACGACGAAGGAGATTCGCCGAAGAATCAACGCAACTTGACGCAAGCAGAGAAAGCAATCTTCGTTGAAACAGATGCTTTGCAAATTGAGATGGGAAACGTTGTTTCCCGTGAGACGGCGTCCGGTGCAATCGTTTATGATACTGCAAAATCAACACAGCACAAAGACAGATGGTCTTCGCTGGCTATGGGACTAAGATATGTCTCCGAACTGGAGGAAGAACGCAAAGTGAAACTTGCACGCAATTATAACAATGTGTGCATTGGTGTTGTGACAACATTCTAAATGGAGGAATGAGAGATGGGAATATTTGATTGGTTTAAGGCAAAGCCTCCAGCTCCGCCTCCAGAACCAGATAAGCCAAAAGAGGTCTTTGTTGGACCTGACGCAAATGTGTCTATGACATTTGCAGATCGTGACATCACTTTTCAAGGATGTCTGGCTGGTTATAACTACCGGGCGATTTTGCGAAACAAGCAAAAGCATATCCTGCAGCTGTATGAATTGTCGGACTACTATTCAGATGCAGATCCTGTATTTAGGGGAATTATCAAAGAAGTCTATACCCCGTTTAGTATCAGCGACGGTTTCCGGCTTGTAGGCGCAAACGAACGAGTAAAAAAGAAATACATAGATTACTATGAGAGAATCGGCTTCCGTCAATTTATGGAGGATGTATTTCTTGAGTTTTATAAGTATGCCAATGTGGTCGTGTACATGATGCCGAATGACCGGCTGATTGTTTTGCCCATCCACTTATGCAGGATTGGAAATGTTTCAATCGACGGAGAGCCTGTGGTGGAATTTAACTGCCGATCCGTTCGGGACGATTTGATTAAGCGTTGCGGGCAGACCTTTAAGCAATGGGTCGAAGATGAAGATCTTGATGTTCGCCTGAGCGGTTATCCGCCGGAAGTGGCGCTTGCCATTAAGACTGAGTGGAAAGAATGGGTTCAGCTAAATCCTGCCAACACATTTGTTATGCAGGATCTGAAGGAAGGCTGGATGCGATACGCCGTACCGATGGTAGCTGCCTGTCTAAAGGCTTTCGAGAAAAAGGAACGCATTTCCAACTATGAGGATTCTCTGATTGACTTGGCGGCTCGCTCCTTTGTTCATGTCAAGTATGGCGATAAAAATCAGGAAGTCCTTCCGGATGTCAATGTGCTGAATCAGGTCAGCAAACTGTTCAAGTCTGCAATGACTGGAACGGCATTGGCTGTCACCAACAACTGGTGCAGCGCCGAAGTAATCCAGCCGAAGACGGACGACATTTTCGAGTATGACAAATACAAAGGCGTCAACAGCGACATTCTTTCTGCCGGTGGCATTTCAGGAATTATTGTTTCCGGTCATGCCGAAGATGGTTCAACATTTGCTTCTGCTCAAGTGAGCATGCAGACTGCAGCCATGCGAATCAAGCAGGCGAAAGATTCTTTTTGCGATATGATGGATAAGATCAATCGGAGGTTAAACTTCCGTGTTGGCAACACACTGAAGCATAGTGCCAACGATCAGATTCCACGCTTTACATTCCCGCCTACGGATCTATCTGGTTCCAAGGCGTTTCAAGATACCTGCCTCAAACTGTGGCAGGAAGGTGTTCTTTCTCATGAGACGCTGATGCAGTCTTATGGTTTGGATATGAATCAGGAAGTTGAGCGCAAGAAGACGGAAGAGGCGCAAGGCGTACATGCGGTGCTTGCTCCTTCTGACAAAGACAATTGCAGAGAAACCGCAGATAAAGCTGCCGATAACGGCGTTCGCGGAAGGCCAACGCTGGACGAAGAGGAGCGGCACAGTGATCCCGCAAACTCTCAGACAGGCCGACAGCCTAAGCCGTCCAACCCTGATGGCAGCGTAGAACAGGAAACACAATAATTTGGATTGAGGGAACGTGTTCAAGCGCGTTCCTTTAATTATATTTTATTTACCAGATCGTGACCTCCTAACACGATTTTGTAAAAGCAAGGAATGAACAATATGGCAGATGAGAAACTTTATGTATTGGCTTCCGACGTTGCCATATCAGAGCAGAAGTCGAATGACATTTTTCTACTGGTCGAGATGAGAATCCTCTCCACACAGCCCAATGGTAATGCGGAGGGCGTAACCCCACAGTTTATTGATGAGGTGGTTGCCCATCCGGAGAAGTACGCTTGTCTGCCTTTATATGCTGATGTTGAAAGACTTCTGAGCGGGGATTACCTGCATCTTGGACACATGTATAACGCTGACACCGGCACCTTTGGTACAAAGCAAATTGGCAGCATTACCTTGTTTCGCAAAGAGGATGGCGAATACGGCACATCACTGATTGCCGAAGGTCGCATCCCGAAACGCGAGGCAGGCGTATGCGAAGCGCTAATGGAGTTGTACCGGTGCGGTTGTCTGAAATTTTCCTTTGAAATCAAGTATGACAAAGACGCAACCATAGAGAAAGATGGCGTGCTGTATGTCGATGTGAATGAAAACAATGCTCTCACTGGCGTTGCGGTTGTTTCTATACCTGCTTATAAGGAATCAGTTGCGCTTAATCTTGTGGCTGAGAAAAACGAAGAAAACGGAATGGAAGCTGAAGGAGTTGAAAACAAGATGACTTTGGAAGAAGCGATGGCTTCTCTGGCTGAAAAGGATGCGCAGATTGCGTCTCTGACGGCTCGTGCAGAGAAGGCTGAACAGAAACTTGCCGAGGAAGCTGCAAAGCCCCCCGTCGAGGATAAGAAAGAGGAAGATCCGAAAGATGCAACCGCCGAGAAAACTCCTGCGGATGACAGCACCAAGGAAGATCTTGCTAAGGCAGAGGCGACTATTGCCGAGCGCGATGCAAAAATTGAAGAGCTGGAAGCCTCTTGCGAGGAACTGAAGGCTGCAAAGGCCGAGCTTGAAACGATGAAGCAGGAAAAGGCTGCTGCCGAACTTGCGGCTAATCAGGCGAAGGCAAAGACATTTGCAGAGAAGCAGGGCCTTGACGTGGAAGATAAAGACGTTGCCAAGGCGATTGCGGAATTGAACTATCAGGCCATTGCGGAAATGTGCATGGCAAACGATAAGCCGGAAACCAATGGCGTTGCTGTTGCAAGCATTATGACGGACGGCTTTGAAATGAAGGGCGGCAAGTATGATGATCTGCTTGCTGTTTCTGACTAAGGAGGAAAACAAATGGCTGGTTATATGAATCGACTGAACGGCCATATCTACGACTTCCAGCATAAGTCTGGCGTGGATGGCCTTGCGAACGGTATGTTCGTCAAGATTGATACAAACGGTGACGTGATCCTGACTGCTGCTGATTGCGACACCAAACTGAAGGTTGTTGAGAAGACGACCCTGTGGCGCAAGGATGCGCTGGTTCTGGATGTCATTGCGGTTGGCGCTGACGAAATCTTCCTCGTGGAGAACGAGTGGGAAGTTTACGAAGACGCAGGCGAGTACAACACAGCGGAATACACCGTTGACAAGGGCCACTATGTCCGCATGCATCGTCCGCTGATTGGCGAGCGCATGATTATCACCGTTGAGCATTCGCTTGCTGAAACGCTTGCGGTTGGCGATACCTTGAAGGTTACGGCTGATGGCCTCGTTGCCAAGGCGTCCTAATTGAAACGAGGTGCAAAAGTAATGGATTATATTGAGATCAAGAAAAATTCCAACGTCGTGAAGACGCTGGTTGCGCAGGCCAAGCATGAGAGCGTTGACTCTGACGTGGCGAAGCGCACAAATGAAATGATTGCGGAACTGGCAAAGGAGCCGAACCCGCACAACCGTTATCAGATTGCGCAGCTAATCGGATTTGCTGTGAACGAGATCGTGCGTCCGAAGACCAACTGGCTGGATCAGATTGCTGATGCCAAGCGCGTTGGCTACGGCGAGAAGGCTCAGTTCAAGGTTCGTCTGGAGGGTATCCGCGCTTACGTTGGCGCTAAGGGCGGAACTCCTGCCCGCAGCAAGGTTGCCAACAAGACCATTACGCTGGATACCGTAGCGGTCAGCGCTCGTCCGAGTGTGAACCTTGTTGAGATGCAGAATAGTCAGGCGGATATGGCTGCGCTGATTAACGACGCTGCTTACCAGATGGAACTGGCTTACTACCAGTACATTCAGGGCACGATGAATGCAGCGCTGGGTACTGCTCCGTTTGTGACTCCTTACTACGGCACTGGTTCTGGCATCGTTAAGGCGACGCTGGATCCGATGATCCGTCATTGGATGCGCATGAGCGGCGGCGCTGCTCCGACCCTGCTGGGCGACATTGATATGGTTTCTCAGCTGGCAGAACTGACTGGCTTTACTGCCTCTACAACATCAAAGCAGTTCTCTGATTCCATCATGGACGAGTACAACGCGACCGGTATGATTGGCGTGTATGGCGGCTGCAAGGTTGTGAATCTGGTGAACCCGCTGATTGATGGCACGGATACTCCGGTGTTCGACACCAACAAGCTGTTCATCCTGCCGAGCGGTATTGATGCAGGTATGCGCCCGCTAAAGGTTCTCTTTGAGGGCGACGTGACCAGCAAGGACAATCAGGATATCGATGACATGGTGTATGAAGTCCGTCTGGATCAGTACATCGGCGCAGGCATTGTGGTTGGCGACCGTCCGTACATCGGCGTCTATCAGGGCAACTAAGAGATGATTGGTAAAAGGGTGCTTCGGGTGGAGCATCCTTTTACTTTTTCTTTTTGAAGGAGAGAGGAACAAATATGGCAGATAAGATTAAGCTCGTAAACCCACAGAAATTCGACGTTGGAGTTCGTACACAGGACAGACCGATGGGCATGAACATCAAGGCAGGTTCTTTTGTTCTTGTCTCCACGGATGATGTGAGCTACATTTCAAGCATTTCAAATATCATTCAGCGCGGTTTGCTGCGTATTGAAAATCTTTCTGGAGATACCAATGATACAGCCCATGAGGTGGAAATGTCCATTGGCATTGACCCGGAACACGATCCTCATTTTTCCGATGATGAGGATATTCGTAAGCATCTTGCATCTACGCCCAAGAAAATCGGCGAGTGGCTTGATACGATTACCGAGCCGTTTGTTTTGGATCGCGTGTATGATGTGGCGATGTCTATGGATAATCTGACTGCTCCTAAGCTGAAGGTGCTGAAGGCAAAGATGCCGGAGCGTGACTTTATCGGAGAGTAATAGAAAGCTGGGTGCAAGGTATGACAGATATGAAAATCCTTGCGAAAGTGCTTTTTGATCGGATTGAATGGCAGAACGTACCAGACCCCGTGACCATCAACGATATGACAAAGTATATTGCTGATGCGATCCGGCATTTATACACAATGACAGGTCGGGCGTTGCTCTTTTCTGAAAGTATGTTTACTTCAGATGAGAACGGTATCTATACTGAGTTTTCAGCAGACCTCCCATTGGACGAGCGTGAGTACGTAATTCTATCTGCACAGATTGCCTTTTTGCGAAAGGTACAAAGCAGCGTGGATGATCTGACAAGCTATACGACCGATGCGATGAGCATTACGCATGGCGATAAACCCTATGCGAATCTCCAGCAGACCATTACTGATTTGGAATCCATGCGCAGATCCATCTGGTACAAGATGGGGCGCTATCATCTTTTGTGAGGCGGTGAGTGCATGGATGATTTGAAAGTAAAGGTTGTGTACAGAGATCGCAATCTGAATCCAACCTCTGAAAAGACTTATTTGCTTCATGACTATACAGATATGCTGAAGATGGATATTCTTCGCGTTATAGCCGACATTGAAGATTTAGTCTATATAACAAATGGAAATAAACCGAAAGACGAATGGAGCGACGATACATGGACGGCTTTCCAGCGCATTCGACATAAGCTGCTGGACAAAGCCGGTTCTATCGGACGGCTCCCGGATGACCTTGTGGGTGATGAATAATGGCAAGACCCCAATGGATTACCGATGAGCGAATCGCTGATCTGAAGGATGCTTATAAGCTCATTCCGGGCATCAAGAAAGCAAGCCACCGAGACTTCAGACCTCCACCTACTTTGGAATCTGATTTTAAGCGCTTGCTTGAACACGATGTCCCTCACACGAATTTTACGTTTGAGTTGATTCACGACTGGTATGCGGCGCAGGAAGATGACTATGAGCCTGTATTCATTCGGGCGCAGCAAACGCCTATCGATTGGAAATCTAAAATTGGTAACTCGGATATGAGCACCAATTTCAAAACGTCATTTGACCATCAGATTTTCAAAGGCGATATTGCAGTCCGTGAAGACGGAACCATTTACTTACTGAACTGGAACGTAACGCTTCACCCCAACAATCAATCCAGTCAGGTTGTAGAATGCAATGACTTTTTAACTTTTACCCGTGAACACCATGTGGCGACAAACCAGTATGGCTTTGAAATAGATGATGAACCGGGCGTTGAGCTTGATGAGAAGGGGCGCGAGATTATTGTCAAAGAAATTCCTGCATCTCATTCTGAATATGCTGGACGACCGGAGTATTCTGTTTCTGAAAGTTATGCCGGTGTGAATGCTAATAACCTGATTAACATCTATGTGCAATGGAATTGCAAGACCAAAGACATCCGTATTGATGATACGGTGGAAATTGGCAGCTACACTTATGTTATTCAGAATGTATATACGGCGGAAGTAAACATTCACAAAACGCACGGTTGCCTGTATTTGCAGGCGAGGCGTGAAGCAGGCGGTGCTGTCAATGGCCATTGATTTTATGCAGTTGGCAATTGACATTGCTCTCGATACTGTCCGGCAGTCGCAAGCTGAATACAAAGCTCGTGTGATGAGTGAAATACAGTCTGAACATTCAAGCAAAAAGAAAAAGAACTGGGCTGCCGACATTGCCGATTCTCTTGTTGCGGAGGAGCCATATTATGACCCTCATTCGCAAAAGGTGATTGGAAAGGTTTACATGCCAGAAGACCATGATGACGGTGATTACGTTCGTGCAATGGTGCTGGCTACTGGCAACCAAGCGGGAGGCCCATTGTTTACAAAGCCGGGTCAAAAAACATGGAACGGAAATATTGATGAAAAGTCTGTACATGTTCCAGCTGGCGAAAAACCAGAACCACTTCCAGAGAGTTTTAACCATCCCTCTGGGCAGAACTTTATGGCAAACGCCACAAAACTTTACAGGGATCGGTTCAATGATAATGTTCTTGTGGCTCAAAGAAAAATCAGAGACGAGATTGGAAAGATGCTGTAATGTATGTTGAGAAAACAAAAACTTGGAAAGACAATTGGAACGACATCATTCGCTATGTATTCTTTCCTGATGAAAAACTGTTGTCGCTGATGTGTGTTCCAAAGAATACGCCGATTACAAAGTTTATTGAAAAGTACTTTATTGAAGACGCTGTTAGTTCAGAGTTGCTGACGGATGAGAAAGTAAGAATCATCTATTATGACTCAGACGGATCTGACACGGGAAACAAAGACGTGCTGAACAGATATAAAGAGTTTGATATCTTTGTGAAAGACGATGTGCTTCATACAGCAACAAAAGATCGTCTACAGAACAGATATGATTTGATTTGTGAGCGGTTAAAGTATTTGTTGCTTCACGAACCTGTGGTCTGCAATATGAGATTCAGGTTTGGAAATTCATATAATCTATGGACAAAGACCGCCGGATATAAAAGATATCACGTGGTCTTTTCTTATAAGACGACCGTGTAAGCCTTAAGCCTTGTTTTAGGAGGCTGGGCTTATTTCTTATGCGGCAAATTACAAGGAGGAAATATAATGGCTGTTTATGTTGAAAAGCTAAAGGGCTATATTGCTGACAACCCGAACATTGAGTTCGAGCGTTGTGACGGCAAGGTGTTCTCTTATGATGAAGTGAACACCGCTTCAATGAACGACCAGTCAGAGTCCCTGACCATTAACGGCGGTCAGTCCAACTTCCCACTGGCTATCATCGATACGTCTCGTACACTGGAGTTTACGTTTGACTCTTCAGCGTTCTCATTGGATATGTTCGCCATGGCAAATGCGTCTAACATCAAGGAAGGCGACGCGGCTTACGATACCCTTGAGTCCAAGCTGTTTGAGGTCAAGGGCAACAAGGCAGAGATCCCGTATGTTGTGACTGCCGGCAGTGTGAAGATCAATGGCTTCGAGCTGGATGCTGCGGACACGCCGAGCGCGGAAGGGAAGATCTCTGTGAAGATCGAAGCGTCCAAGGCTACCGTTACTTTCCATGACGGCGATCTTGCTGATGGAGATACAATCCGCATTGCTTACCGTCGCGTGATTGGTGATAAGGCGAGCATTGTTTCTGTGACTACCAAGTCTACCACCGCCAAGGGTGCTCTGTATGCTCACTGGCCGGTCTACTCTTCTGGTACAGACTGCACAGAAGCTGCAATCAAAGGCTGGGTGCATCTGTTTATCCCTCGCGTGCGTGTTACAGCGTTGCCCGGTTTTGACAACTCATATAAGTCTGCGTCTACACACGGCGTGACTTTTACTGCGCTTGACCCGAAGCGTGCGGACGAGAAGATGTTCGACCTGTCCTACGAGGCGGTCGCGGCTTAATCGTTTGGGAGGTTCTCATTTTCGGGAACCTCCCTTTTTCTTTTTATATTGAAGGTTTGAAGGAATGAGGTGCAGCATATGGCTCCACGCAAAAAGAGTCTGCCGGATATTGAGCAGAATCAAAAGCAACTACCAGAAGTGGATCATACCACGAAGGAAACCCCTACGACCGAAAGCACGGCGAAGCCGATGCCCGATTCAAAAACGAAAACAAAGAGTCTCCCCGCTATTAGAAACCCTGAGAACACAGTGATTATTGGCGGGAGACCTATTGAAATAAAAGCTACAAAACTGAAGTACCAGCGCAATCGCACCGCGACATTTTATCGTATTTTGGATCTCTATCCTCTGACTGATATTTTGGCTATGGATGCAGGTCAGTTTGGCGACGAGCGAGACGGCGATAAGGCTGTAATGGATTGGCTGATTGCGGCAACCGACGATGAAAAGCTGATTACGGAAAACTATGATGACATGGACACAGAGACGATTGAGAAGATCCTTGTGATCTTCAAACGTGTCAACAGGATTACCGAAAAGGACGAGAAGCTAAAAAACATGGAGACGGATCGGAAGGGGGCGGTGTAAGTCTCGACCGCGCCGTCGCAATTGTTGCAGCTCATCTTGGCGTAATCAATGAAGATGAGATCAATAACATGTCCTATGTTTTCTTTGATGATGTGCTTCATGAACTCGGACACCGCCTGAACTATGAGGCGGTTGTGAACTACGCTGGAAACAGTTTCTGCGAGAAAAGCTGGCAGATGATTTCAGACAGCAATCCGTTCAACATTGCCGAGAATGGCACAGCATCAAACAGCAAAACCATGCACTCTCTTGCTGATTTCTTTGGCAAGGCAGATATTCATATAAAGGGAAAAGGAGAAAAATAAAATGGAAAAGATTAAAATCGCTGCTGAGAATATCCCGAATGTTGGCATTATTACTTTGACCTGCAAAGACGGTTCGCATATTGAAGTGAAAGAGCATATCCCATATGACAGCAAGGAAGCCATGGCGCTTGAGTTGGCTATGTATACCAGCGTGACGGATGATGCGGCAGAAATTATGTATGACAGTTATAAGAAGCCGCTGCTCGAATGTGCATTGGTGGCAAAGTACTACACCAACATTGATGTTTCTGAGATGGCAGAAGAGAAGGACTGGAAGCTATTGATTGACTGGCTGACTATGAACGGAATCTATCATGAATTGTTTAGTACGGTTGAGCAGGATTACAAACTTGTTCGTGAGCTTTATATCTTGATGCGCTATGCAACCTATCATTCATATGAAGAAAGCCACACTCTTTCTGCAAAGATCAAGAAATCCTTTGCTTCACTCCTGACTGATGAGGATATTACGGAGAGTATTGCTAAGAGTGAAGCTGTGAACAGCCAAATGATTGATATGATCGGAGCTGCGATGGAGCGCAAAGAAAACCAGCCGGCTAAGAACGACAAGATTGCTTTGGATGGCGGCGCAGTGATTAACCTTGCAAAGAAGAGAACAAAAAAGAATTGATGATATGAGGGACTGTGAAGGCAGTCCCTTTTCTTTTTACTTGAGAAGGGAAAGGTGTAGAGGAAATGGCAAATGAAAGCAATATTTTGTCAGCCAGCATAGAGCTGAGCCTGCGCTCTATTCAAAAAGGAGCCAAGGCAATTCAGCAGACGGTTGACAATGTGAACAGTGCTGCTGACTTTGCACAGGTGAAGAATGAATTTTCTTCGTTGGCGAATCGTGTTGTGCAGGCAGCCACAACCATTCAAACTGAGATTGGCAAGATTACGAACACGATTGATCTTTCTCAGGTAGCGCGGAATTTGCAGAGCCTTGATACAAACGTTGGCAAGATCGTAGGTAGTATTGATTCCTATATGGAGAAGATGGCAGACTCCATGGCTGACGTAAACAAGGTTAAATTAACTGAAGTGCAAGATCAGTTAGCTGATTTACAGAATAGCATTAAGAAGTTCAGTGCGCTCATTCAGAGTGAAGACTTTCTAAAAGCCTTTAAGAGCGACGATGTTCAAAAGGCATCTTCTGCTCTCCGTGATTATGCGACTGCACTTAAGAACATTGCCACCATAGATCTAAGCAAGCTGAACAGCGTGCTTGCAGGAATGGGTAAGGACAGCGAAGGGAGTGTGATAGACCTATCACCCCTCGCCGAGCAGGTACGAGATTTCGTTGACGCCATGGACGGACTGACAAATGTTGACCGGAAGATCACTACGCTTGTGAATGCTATTGGCAAACTGGCAGAGTTTGATGGATCGGTTGATGGAAGCGCGTTCAGCAAACTTGCAAAGTCTCTTGATGTAGTCGCTGAGAAGGCTATTGCAGCAAGAGACGCGGCAGGCGGCGTGGATATAACAAAAGCATTGCCTGATGATCAGCGGCTTGCAAATCTCTCAAGCGCTGTTGGTTATCTTGCAAACGCTTTCAGAGAAGTTTCTGGAATAAAATACAAGAATGGCAATCTGGTAAATTCAGATGACCTTGTGACATTTCGATCAATTAGTGAACATCTTGAAGATATTAAGCAGAATATTCTTTCTATCGGCAGTCAAATCTCCGCTGCGATTGTCAAAGGAAGTGACGCCTCAAAAGTTACTGGTCAAGTTGACAAAGCGCTGAATACAACCAAGTCAAAAGCAGAGCAACTGAATGATGTACTCTCGGCTCTAAAAAACAACACGCTAACTACTACACAAGTTGAAAATACCAAGAATTTTGCTGGGGCAATGCATGAGGCAGCAGAATCTGTCAGTGGAGTCGTTGATGAACTGATTAAGATGAAAACAAATGCTAACCAGGCATTGACTGCAACAAATAAAAGTGCGGAAGCAATTACTAATGCTCAAAATAAAACCAAGGATGCTTCAGCTGAAGACTTTATTGGCGATACTTCCGAGTTAGAAAAGGCTATTGGAACAATTATTAAAGGGCTTGCTACAGTACAGAATGGTAGCAATAAGGCTAAGATTACAGTTGGTCGAGATATTGCCGCTATTGCAGCCGCCCTTAAAACTCTATCTGATGAAAAGCAGCTTGACAAGTTTGCTCAAAAACTGAATGGTTTGAGCGACGGGCAAGTAGAGCAGCTTACCGAGAGCTTCAAAAAACTAACAAAAGAAATGACGGATGTTGGCAATGCGGTAACGAATGTATTTGTCGGCAAAACAGTATCAGATATAAACAAATCCAAACAAGAAGTTATATCTTTTATTGATGCGCTTGAAGGATCTCGGAATAATATTGACGCATTCATCATGGCCGATCCGACAGACGCCACCGCTGGCCTTGTCAATTTTGCCGAAGAACTTGAGAAAATCGGGACACTGATTACTCATATCTTTACAGATTACGAAAGTTATGAAGCGGCTCTGAATGATTTCAATATCGATGTAAAGGGACAGGCTACATTTGCCGAACATATCCGTAAGCTATCCACAGAGACAACAACCGCAACCATCAATGTAGAGGATTTCAAAAACGCACTCCAAGATGTTAATGTGAGTGAGAATGCGCTGAATCGTGTGGTGGCTCAGACTTCTGGTTCCTTCTCTGCATCTATCAAAGAAATGTTTTCTACCGATCCAGCAGCGGCATTTATTCAGGATACCAACAAGTATATATCCAAGTTCCGCGACCTGAGCCAGACCAGCTTAACAAAGGCGAATGGTTTCTTTACCGGCTTTCAAAACAGCGGAGACATGAAACAGTTCGCGGTTAATCTACAAGCTGTGGCTCAAACGCTGGCTGCTTTCGATACAAAGAAGCTGAGTGAACTTGTCGCAGCGCTGCATGATTTGTTTGCGGTAAAGAACGAGGAAACTGGCTTTAGCAAAATCGAAAGTTCTCTAACTGATTTACAGAAAACAGCAGAGAAGCTGGAAGAAATTAAGACAGCGCTTGGTGCTACGGATGGTCTTACTTTGGCTGACTCTATGAGTACCAAGCTCTCCGAGTCGATGACGGCAAACCTTCGTGATGGTTTGAATGGTATTGCGCAGGCAATATCTTCTATGGGCGAAGCCATTACGCATCTGGATCCTGAAAGGCTCCGTGTTGTAATGGATACTATTTCTCAGTTGCTCAACAGTAATCAAAACAACACACAAGGCGAACATCTTTTGTCGGTTATTAAAGAGAACATCAATTCTTCCGGCACGAATATTTCTAACATCGGCGCTCAGGCTGAGGCATCTGGTGAACAGGTCAACCAACTGGAGAACCGCATCACTCGTCTTCATAATCTTCAGGTCACTTATGGAAGAGATGGATCTGTTACTGGAGCGGTCGCAACAGGATGGAACGAAGCCAACCGTAGCATCACTCAGTATTATAATACCGCCGCTCAAATAACCAGCCAAGTGATTCGTGGCACAGCCAATCAAAAATCTGCTGTTGATGAGATTGTATCTCTTTACAAGAGTGCTGGGACTTTGATCTCACAGTCTTTCTCTGCAAAAGATGAAGATCTGGCTGCTGATCTATACGACCAGGCTATTGAAAAAATCAATCAAGCTGAAAGGGCAATGGATGGTTTGGACGATAAACGTCGCAACTCTGCAGCTATCCTTCAGGCACAGACAGACGCTACGAACGCTTACGTGAAAGCACAGGCTGCCGCTGTTCAGGCTTATCGTGACACAACGGATAAGATTGCTCAAAAAGAAGCGGATACCGAGTACAAACAAAGCCTTGCATATGAACAGGATCAGATTAAGGGTTGCATCAAGGCACTGAACGAGTACCATAGTCTGCAAAAGACACAGGCAAAATTCAAGACGGATTCACCGGAATTTGCTACGCTCCAAGAGCAGATCAATCGTGCGAAAGCCTCTTACGATTCTTACTCTGATACGGTACGCAATTCTGTTGCGGTTCAAAATGCTTGGACTGAAGCAGAACAAAAGACATCCGACGCTTTGGATAATCTTTCTGCAAAACAGCAGAGTGCGAATCAATCAAGCAATCTAAGCGCCCTGATTAGCAAGACGGCAGAGTACTGGGATCTCATGACCAAAGCGGAAACGGCAACAACAACTGTTGACAAAGACGAATACACCCGCCGCGCTCAAAACCTTGATGCCGAGATCAAAGACATTTTGAAAAAGAATTCCGCATTGGCTCAAGAGCAAAGTTACATTGACGCTGCCACTGAAGCTCAAAAGCGGTATGCCGCTGCTGTAAATTCGAATAGCGTTGCTACCCGCCAAAAAGAATATAATCAGCTTTTGGAAGAACAATGGTCATATGAAAAGCGTAGGCTCACACTTGAAAACCAGTCAGGCAAAGGAACAGGAGCACAACGTGCTGCACGTCAGGCTGAGATTAACCGTTTGCGTCAGGAAGAAGAACGCATTGCTCAGCAGGTCAATAGCATGGATAAAACTGGTCTTGATACGCAAACCAAACTGAAGCAGATACAGGAGCAGCGTGTTCGTCTGGAAAACGACTTAAGCCTCAAGACTGGCGAGGTTAGTGAAAAGCTGCTGAATCAAATTGTCCAGATGGCAAAAACGATGATCGTAGCACGAGCGCTTCGCAGCATTTGGACTAACGCGATTTCTTATGCAACGGAATACTTTGACAAGCTGAACGAGATTCAGATTGTTACGATGCAGACGGATAGTCAGATTGAGGCGCTAAGCCAATCGTATCGCAATCTTGCAAAAGAACTCCAGATTTCTTCTACTGATATTGCCACAGCAGCTGTTGAGTTCTGGCGTCAGGGCTTGGACGAAGAAGAAACGATGTCTCGTACCAAGTGGGCATCTATGTATGCGAAGATTACAGCCCAGTCGTTTGATGAAGCTGCTACGCAGATCACTGCGTCCACAAACTCTATGGGCGTTTCCGCGCAAGAGGTTGTTGATTTGTTCACTTATCTCGGCGACGCATCCGCTTCGTCCGGTTCAGAAATCGGCACGGCAATGCAGAAAGCTGCTGCAGCGGCTGCGGCTTTCGGTTTGGACTTTAAGCATCTGGGCGCATACATTGCAACGGTTTCTGAAACGACACGTCAGGATGCGGCGTCTATTGGTACTGCATTTAATACAATTATTGCTCGTTGGCACAGTATCAAGAAAACTGGCTACACGACCAATGATGATGGAACGACAACAGGAGCCAACGATATTTCCAAAGCACTGGGTGATGTTCTTGGAATCAATCTGTTTGAGAATGGCCAGTGGAAAGATATGGCTGCGGTGCTTGATGAGATTGCATCTAAATGGAATGGGCTCGATGCGGCGCAGAAGTCTTATATTGCAACAACAATGGCTGGTACAAAACAGCAAAACGTTTTCTTGGCACTGATGGGCGACATGGCCAAGGGTGCTGAAAACGGAAGCCGGATGTATGAACTGCTGGCCGGTGCAATGGAATCAGCGGGAACGGTTACAGAAAAGTATGAGGTCTGGCTGGATTCTGTTGCTGCTGCACAAGGAAATCTAAACGTTTCCCTCGAACGTTTGTACACCACTATCCTTGATAATGAAACGCTTAAGAGTTTTTATACCACAATGGCTTCATTGGCAGATAATTTTGCAAGCGGTATGGAAACAGGATTTGGTCAGGTGACAAAGAATGTCCTTGTCTTCTCTGCTGCGGTTGGCTCGGCTGTGCTTCTGGTTAGTAAACTTGTCTCTGTTGTTAAAGCGCTTCGCGCTGCAAAAGGCATCGGCGATATTGCTAAAATCCTAACTGGCGGTAAGGTGGCGCTTGTAGTAGGAACTTTGGCTGCTATCACGGCTGGTGTTGTGACACTTGTTGGCGCATACAGGAACGCGCACGATGAAGCGCAGAAATTGCAAGAGCTTCAGAAAAAGCAAGCAGATATCACCACGAATTATTCCTCTTTGAGTAAACTCCAAAGCGAGTATACGAAGCTAATTTCCATCACAAACCGCACGCAAGAAGAAGAGGCTCAGCTAAAAGAAGTTTGGAAGAAGCTGCAGACCTTCTCACCAACATTAGCCATGGCGCTCTCTAACGTGTCTGGCGGTATGGAGAATCAGGAAGGCGTAACCAAAGCGCTGCGAGAAGAACTGGATCGACTTGCCCAGAGCTATAACGGTGTAGTAACTGCAGCAAACAAGCTCAGCATCAAGCAGATTATGGATGCGTATCGAACCGATCAGAAGAAATATAATAGCTATGATATTATCAATGATCCTGCATTGAGCGCAAATATTGGCAGACTGTATGATTCTAAATCCGGCCAAAGCGCTATCTCAACCATTGGACAGCTCATCCCAAATATGAACGATGAGCACTGGTGGGGCAAAATGTCCGTTACGCAGATTGTAAACGAAATAACGCAAGCACAATATGGCGTAGTTGAAAATGTGAGACAGGCGCTGTACTCCGACAAGGGGCTCATCGAAGGCACCAACCTTGCTACCAAGTTCGTGTCACAGTTTGTGACTGCCTACAAAGAAGCGCTTGATGCATCTGAAAACGATCTTGACCTCGGCCAATTTATTATTGATGCCGTTCAGAGTTCACAGAATGACGAGGCTGCGGACGAAGCTGCAAAGACCTATGCACAGCAATTATTTGAAAGCATGTTTGACTCAATGAAACCAATGGATTGGGACAACATGGATTTCGGAAGCCAAGCATTGTTTGAATCTTACTTTGAGAATATGTTTACAGACGGTACGATTGGAACGTTTATTGGCATTCCAAATGATTTGAAACAAGCCGTTCGGGATTACCAAGCCATTCGTAAAGAAGCAGATGATTTAGGCGTAGATATTGGTAAAACGATTTACGGAAATATTGATACCAATAATCGTCAGGTGCTTGAATGGACAGAAGAAAATCTTGAGGCTTTCAAAGATGCCTACGAATCTTGGGGATATACTGTTGATGACTTAAAAGGAAGTATATCAACAGTCATGGGAACATCTGCGGATTATGATGGCATTGAAATTGCTTTTACTCCAATACTGCAAACTCCAGAAGGCGCAAAGCTGCTGGATGCAAATACAGTAGATGAATACATCTGGGGACTTATTGATAAAGCAAACGAAGATGGTTCTTGGACAAATGAAGAACTGTTTGCACTAGATGCTGAAGGGCTTGAAATTGATGGGCAAATCATCAAAAACCTTCTGGCTGATATTGGCGATGAAGCCATCAAGACCGGCGAGGCCATGCATTACGTCGGCAAAGATGGCGCATTGGCCCAAGCGTTCGACGAACTGGAAACACTATCGGTTCAATACGGAGTCAGCATTAAAGATGCAGTTGTCGGCTCTGCTCAGGACGCAGGCGTAACTTATATCGATCAGCTTGTCGAAGCCATGAAACAAGGCGACGAGACTATCAATGGCGTGATGTTGAAACTTCTTCAGGGTGCTAGTGAATATTCAGAAAAGATGTTACAGACTGAGTGGGGTGCCAATTGGATCAAAGCTCTGAACGCCGTCAATTCGAAGTATGGTACTGATGAATTTGATTCAGCATATGCCAGTTTGGAAGTTGCATATAATGCACTCAAAGAAAAATACGGCGACGACTTCTTTGTTCAGTTACCATCCAAAGAAAGTTTTGGCGGCGTAGCGTCTGGGCTTGCGGATATTGGGGACGCCGCAGACGATGCGAGCACTGACGTTGAAAAGCTCTCTTCTAAACTTGCAAAAGTTTTGGCGAACCAGACGAGCGATAACGAGCTGAAAGCACTACAGAACAGTAACTTCAAGAGCTGGATAGACCAATTGCGGAGTTTTATCAACGAGGATGGAACAGTGGACGGTTCTGCTTTGTTTGCTTGGATGCAAGGACTTGACAGCAGCAACCTTGAAAAATTCCTTGAGGTATTCCCACAGTTCACAGCTTATTTGAAAGAGATCGCAGAGCTTGGAGATAATGGCGGACTCAGCGAAACCGGCGAGAACCTTGAAGGCTTTTCTGATGCGGTTGCCAACGCTTCTGACCAAATGCTGGTGGCATTGAATAATTACAGGGAAAGCCATAGCGGTGTTACAGACGAAGACGGGAAGTCGCTGCTCAGTGAGTTTTCTAACCTAATGAGCATTGGCGAAGATGGCACGCTGGACGGGCTGGATGCTTATATTGAAAAGTTCGCATCTGCTTCAGCCGAAGAGCAAAAGTGGATGCTTGATAACAGCGATGCAATTCTAAAGTTCAGCACCGCATGGGAACGGTACAAGAAGGCTTTGGACACAGGCGATACGGACGCGGCCTCATCTGCTATGAAAGACATGAAGGATGCCTTCAGTGATTTGAACCGAGAGGTTGCCGACACGCACTTCGATGATGTTACGAAGCAAATCGAGAAGATGACCGAGGCAACGGATAGCAGCGCTGCTGTCTTAAGTGCTTATGACAAGGTTTACACCATGGCAGACAACTACGCTGAAGCTGCACAGGAATATGAGAACCTCGCCAAGAAATATTCCAGCGCGGATCAGATTTTGTATTCTGACGTGAGCAAGATTGCGAGCGTGCTGAGCATGAGTCCCCAAGCGGTTCTACAGGCGTGGGATCAAATTCCGGCCATGCTTCAGCAATATGCGCAAGATGGATTGAGTGCGCTTGACTTGCTAAACCAAGAGGCGTTCTTCAACATTACCGGTACGTCTTCTGTTGATTTCTCTGACCTTGAGAACGGCATTGTGATTGTGGATAACATGGCGCAGGAAATGCTGGATACGTTAATCAAGACAGGCCAGTTTGAAGTGGAAACGATCCCCGTGAACAGTGTTGCAAAAGTATGGGACAGCACAGTAAGAGACTTTGTGAGCAGACAGGTCAACGGTACTTACAAGGTTTTGAAGCCAACTGGCAACAACCCCTTCTCCTCCGGTTCTCATCGTAAAGCCAGCACCAAGAGCAGTGGTGGCGGTGGTGGAAGCGGCTCCAAGAACAATAGCAGCTCTAAAAAAGACAGTTCCCGCACGGAGGAAGAGCGCTGGGTAGAGCAGGTTGATAACACCGTCAAGCGGATCACGGATCGCATGTCTCAGTTGAATACGATTATGAACATCTGGGATTCTGAAGGTTACTTCACCGCAGAGATCAAAGCGCTTGGTCAGGTGAATGAGATGCTGGAAGATCAGGACAAGATTCTGCGTGAGAAGATCGCAGAAGCGCAGGCACGACTGCCGGCACTGATTGACCAGTTCAACTCCACAACCCCGGATACCGAAGCGTATGACGCTATCTTGAGCCGGGTGAATACCATTCAGGACGCCATCACTGATTGGACGCAGAAGCTGACAGAAAACGAAGCCTCCATTGTGTCCAACAAGCAGAAGATTGACGATCTGAATGATTCCATCCGTCAGCTAAAGCTCGACTTGGAGAATGAGATTCTAGAAGCTATCGAAGACCGTGAACAGCGGATTGACGACATGCTGCAGGCTAGAATTGATATGGAGGAAACTATCCTTGATATCTTGAAAGCTCAGGCGGAGGATGCGGAGCAGGCAATTCTTGATGCGATTGACGCTCAAATCGACGCGCTGAACAAAGAGAAGGATGCGGTTTCCGAATTGCTGGACGCACGTAAGGAGCAGGCGGATCAGGAAGACAAACTGGCACAGCTGCAAGAGCTGCAAGCAAAGTACTCCCGTATTGTGGCTGACCCGACACGCGCCAAGGATGCACAGGATATTCTTGACCAGATCGACGACCTGCGCGATGAAATTGCTTGGGATCAGGCGGAGAATGAAAGCGAGGCTCAGCAGAAATCCATTGAGCAGCAGATTTCTTCACTGGAAGATTACCGCGATTATATTGAGCAGTACTATGAAGACCTGTTGAATAACCCGCGCAACTTTATCGATCAAGTGAACAGCATCCTGAAGATGAGTCAGGAGGATATCTTGACTTGGCTGGAGCAGAACAGCACGGACTATAAGAACTCCACGGATAACACGCGGACGGATATGGAGAACGGCTGGAAAGAAACGCTTGATACGATGAACGGTATCATCCACGACCACTGGCAAGAAGTGCAGGATATTATCTCTCAGGGTGATGAGGCGGTAATTGCGTTCCTGAAAGAGAACTCCAACAAATACCGTGAGGCGAGCAAGCTCCAGCAGGAAGCATACATCGAAGGATGGCAGGATATGTTTGACAAGATCCGCAAGGCTTACGAGGATATGCAGACGAATCTGCTGGATAACAGCAAGTTCATCAATAACACCAAGTGGGGCGGATCGGACGACGATGGAAGCAGCTCTGGTTCTTCTGGAGGTGGTTCCAGCGGAGGTGGCAGCGGAGGAAAGAAAAAATACTCTGCGACCTATCCTGCAATCGGAAGCGCAAAGGGCGGAACCCTGAAGGGTTACGACACAGAGGAAGCGGCTATTGCTGCTACCAAGAGTAAGATCAACTCTATTTGCCGTCAGCTTTCAGGAAGCAGTTCCAGCGCAATAGGACAATGGGCGCGGACGTTCTACGACAAAATCACCGTCAAGAAATATGCTCGCGGCGGTATTGCCGACTTTACAGGGCCCATCCAGATTGATGGAACCAAGGCTAATCCTGAACGGATTTTGTCTGCTACACAAACAAAACTGTTCGAGGGCTTGGTTGCTTCTTTGGAGCAAATGAACCGAGTTCGTGTAGCGCCAATGAAGTATAACGGCGAGGCCGTAACGAACAACAAGTCCTACGGCTACAACTTTGGCGACATCAATATCAAAGTGGAGCGGCTTGACAGCGACCGCGACATTGAGGATTTGGCAGACAAGGTGAAGGAATCCATCGTGGAGTCCATGACCCGTGGACGCGCCGTCGGCGGCATTGCTTTATAAGCTGGATTGAGGAGGAGGTCGAAAGGTCTCCTCCTCTTTTTTTGTTTGATTTCAAAAATGCAAGTTGTTTAATAAGGGACATAGGGAGGACAAAAGGAAGGAGTGTTTCATAATGAATGGTTTTTCTTTTATGGGAATACACAGCAGTGCTTTTGGTGTGTACTACATCCCGGACGAGAGTTCATTATTTGACGATAGATCTGACTACGAAGTGTATGACGAAGACGTTGACTGGCATGACGGCGGAATTTATTACGGCAGGAAGGCAAAGCCGCGAGAGTTTTCTTTGAATTGCTATTATGAAGATATTCCGCGCAAGACCTATGAAAAGATGAAACAATGGTTGAGCGGCAGGCGTTCAGGGCGACTGATCTTCGATGATAAGCCATGGAAGTATTACGATGTGTATATAACAAAGAAGCCATCCGGCAAGCAGTATTCGCAGCATGAGCATGGAATGGAACCGCTGTATTCCGGGACTTTCTCTATTACCTTTACGGCTTATGAACCGTTTGGAAAACTGGAGTACAGTTCTTATGATACCATTGATACAGACGGCGTTACGAGATACTGCGGAATGCTTGAAAAAAGCAAGCTGCCTGCTGCGCCGGAATTAAGCGACAGACGTTTTATCTTTTATAACTGCGGAACAGAAACCGCCCCGACGATCATTCGAGTTGGCGGTGCAACAGATAAGGACGGTTTTATGATCCGCAACGAGACAACTGGTCAGAAGTGCAGGCTGATCGCTCTTCCCCCATCTCCTGCATATCTGGAACTGGACAGCCAGAAAGGGAGCGTGACGCTTGTTGACCCCAGCACTAATCAACGCGAGCTGATGTTTGAGTATCACGATTATGGCTTCATTGATCTGGAGCCATCGGGACTTCTTTATGATGAAGTGCTTGTAGCCTATACATCCGGCAGCAACACAGTTACCGTCTACAACAAGGAACTGGATCAGAGCCATGTGGGTAGGTATCTTTACCTCGGCGGTAAGTGGATGAGAATTATTGCCGTCACGAAAAACGGCGTCGTTCTCAATGGTAACATGGAAGCCAGTGGTGAAGAATCCTCGACGATTGTTGTCATGAACCAAATGGCTATCGAGGGGAACGTGACCCTGACCAAATTTGAAATGGAGTACACCCCGCTTGTTCATTAAGGAGTGAAGGAAGATGGAACAGAAAAGTCTTTCTGTATTTGATTATTCAGGAAAGAAAGTTTGCGACCTGTATGACAGCACGGTTCAGACACCGGGACAGGCGTTTGACATTTCAGTAACGACAGAGCTCTCTGGATGGAAGACGCTGAACTTTACCTTACCCTATCTGGTGAAGAAAGACGATGCCGCAGAGGAAGATAACTGGCGTTGGAAATACATCAAAGCAGAATATCAGGTGCGGTTAAAAGAAGGCAATAAAGAAGACTGGTTTATTATTACCTCGCCCAAGAAGAGCAAGTCCAGCAAGAAGATCAACGGAACCGTGGAGTGTGGGCATCTATCTGGAACGCTAAAGACCAAGAACCTGTATTTATATTTTGATGACACGAACGGCATCGGTACACTTCCTTATCTGATGAATCAGATCCTTGCAGGAACCGCCTGGACATTTGATGAGGATGGCTCTGATGTTTTCTATGAAAACTATGCCACGGATGAATCCGCAGAGAAAGTAGAAAAGAAGCGCTCGCTCAGCTCGGACAGCAAGGCGGGCGCTTACTCTTTAATTGCATCGGTCTGCGACTTGTTTAATGCCTATCCAGTATATGATGCGGTGAATAAAAAGGTGGCCTGCTTTGACCTGAATAACAAGAAGCCCCTTTGGGAAATGGAAGTAGGCAAGAACCTGACAGCGCTAAGCAAGGAATCAAACAGCGAGAATATTGTAACGCGGCTTTATGTCGAGGGTGACTATGATGAGAAAGAGTATGTCGGCATTGACGATGTGAACCCCACAGGTCTTTCTTATCTGATGAACTTCGATTACTATAAAAGCATCGGCGCTTTTACGGATGCTCATCAGGCAGCGCTGGATAAATATATGACCGATATCAAAGCCATCAAGAAAGAAACCATGGCGACAGCAACAGATTTATCTGCAAAGTCCAGCGAGCTTTCTTTGCTTTGGGGCAGTGTGAACTATGTGCTTTGGACAGTCAAGGACGGGACACCGACTGAAAAGTATATTGGCGGTACAGTAGAAACCGCACAAGAGAGCTTCGAGATTGGCGATACGATGTACGTGTTTACCAACGATGGGAAGTACACAACACAGGCGGTAACTGCAGACACAAAGCTGACGTTCGCATCCAACGTAACGCACATTCTGAAATTCATTGGCAAGTGCAACGGTTCCATCGGTGCAAAGGAAGTCGCGATTGAGGCTAAGCAGCAAACGATTGACGAACTGGAAAAAGAGAACGCCAAAGAAACAACCTCTGAAGCCACGAAAGCCAAGAACAATGAAACGATCAATGCTACCCGCGCTTCGATTCAGGGTGTCTACAACGGCACTGGCGAGATTGAGAAACATGCCTACACGGTAAAAGTTACAGGAGCACAGGAGCTGCAGAACGGAACAGAGGTAGAGGCGGAGCTTGCTCGAACCAGCACATCTGTTACTCTGAACACAGCGTCCTACAAACTGAGCAGTACAGACGCTGCGCTTGCCTCTGACAAAACCGTTGTGGTAAACGCTAACGACGTGAAGTTTTCTTTTGGCGACTATGGTATTACTGATGCACTTGCGGAGAGCGCTGCCGCTGCTGAGATTAAAGACAAGAGCGTTTACGACTTGCCTGCGAACATTTTGAATGTTTCTTCTGTCGCTAAGAAGATTCAGCTCAAGTGCAGCAGTAACTCTACAGGAGTAGTAGCGACGCTATACGGCACGACCTTTACCATGACGGTAAGTGCTGTGGCTTATGGTCTATATGAGCAGTTTGCCCGTGCGGTAAAACTGGCAGCCGAGGTCGGTATTCTGTCAAACACGCAGAAGGAACAGATCAAAAACCAGAACAACATCGAAGCTGATTTTGTTTTAGCTATGGGCGATCTGCTCCGTGATGGATATTGGAACGACGACAACTACATCAAGGGACAGGAGCAGTATCTTTACAACGACGCTCTTGACGTGATGAAGGAAGTTTCCAAGCCAACCATCAAATATACGGTATCGCTGATGGTGATGTCGGATGCAATGGGATATACGCCGGGGCAAGTGGAGCTCAATTCCAAGGTTCGCATTTATGACCCAGAGCTTGAAATCAACGATACGGTTTATGTGAACAAGATCGAGCGGTACATTGACCGCAAGGATCAAGGTTCTGTTGAGATTACAAACGAGGAAGTAAATATCTCCGCCAACTTTGACAGCATCTTTAGCCGCATTACCTCCATCGCCAATCTGATTGAGCAGAAGAAAACATTGTTCGAGCGTTCTGAGGCGATTACATCCGAAGGAACGCTGGCGACCGAACGACTGAACGGCGCGATTGATTTGCTGGTGACGCGGTTCTCCTCTTCGGTGAGTTCATGGTACACAGACGACAACGGCAATATCATCTTTGAATCCGTCGATGGCTCCAGCGCCATGCAGCTATGCGGAGACGGATGGATGATTGCTGACGGAAAGAAAGAAGACGGCAACTGGAACTGGAGAACGGCAGCGTCCGGCAAAGGCATTGTTGCGGACGCGATCTATACCGGATACCTGAGCGCCGAACGCATTGAGGCAGGATCCATCACCGCAAGCAAACTGGCAAGCGACGTCGGGAAAAGCCTTGACCTTTCCAGCAACGAATCGGTGCGCCTAACTGTCAAGGATGCGGTTGACAGTATGGTGACTTATCAGCTGAAGATCACATCCGACAACGGCTTATTCTTTTCCAAGTCAGTAGCCGAAACAACGCTGACGGCAGATGTGTATGCCAACGGTGAAAATGTGACGAAGAAATATGACGCCAGTAAATTCAAATGGCTACGCTCCTCTGGCGACGACGCTTCGGATGCCGTATGGAATGCGGCGCATATTGGCATGCGTTCCATTACACTGACCAATACCGACGTTCCTGTAAGCGCAACGTTTGAGTGCCAGATTACTATTGATGTGGACGAAGATTTGTCCAGACTATATTTTGATACTGTCGCGGTTGCGAATCTGACAGACGAGGACTTCCGTTTTTATCTAAGCAGCAATGCTCCAGTGACACAGGTATACGACCCGAACCTTGGAGGCGGCTATACGCCTGATTGGGCAGCGACGCCCGTTGAGATTGAACCATACATTTTTCTATACGGTACGGCGACAACACCGGGAGTCAATAACGCAATCGTTGTCACTTGGAAAAAGATGGTCGGCTCAACAGAGACGGCGCTTGGCAGTTATGAAGCAGTTGATGCTTCTACCGGAAAGCTGACGATCAATGGGAATGTGCTTGGCGCAGACAGCGTGACATATATTTGTGCGGTATCTTACAATGGCGAAACGATGGGACAGGACTCCCTGAGCTTTACGCAGGTAGTAGCCGCCGAAAAAACAAAGAGCTGTGTTTTGTCCGGTGGAAATGTGTTCAAATACACAGACGGAGTTGTGAACCCGAACAGCCAGACCATTGCGTGCAGCGTGGTGAACGTAACAATTGTGGAGTGGCAATACCGCCAAGCAGACGGCTCATATGCGAAGGTTCCGGGGAGTGGAACAGGAAGTACCCTGACAGTAAACGCTACGGATGAAAACCTGTTCGTCAACGATATATGCACCATCAAGGTTATAACATCCGACAATTCTGTGTACGATATTTTCTCCCTGTATAAAGTACGGAACGGTGCGACGGGCGACGCGGGAACATCCTACTATGCTTACATCCGCTATTCGGCTTATGCTGATGGACGGCAGATGAAGGAAGCACCGACCGTCGATACCAAGTATATCGGTTCATACGCTGGCCCATCTGAAACCGTTCCCCCTTACACCGCCTTCAAATGGAGCAAGTATGTAGGCAGCGACATCACGGTTGAGTCTACGTTAGTAGAGTACAATCAGGTGAGCGCTGAAAAGCCGGGAAGACCTGATGACGATGACGCTGGCTGGAACACCGAAGTACCGACGCTGACCGAGGGATATTTCCTATGGGCGCGGACAACCGTGACCTTCTCAGACAAGTCTACGATGCGTACCTACTCGGTCTCCTATAACGGAAAGACGGGAGCCACAGGCGTATCTTACTATACTTATGTACGGTACTCTGCGAATGCGGATGGATCCAGCATGACGCGGCTTCCTGAAAAGGATACGGCGTACATCGGCATCTACACAGGAACCGCCAGCTCAGCGCCAATCGCGTACAGCGCGTATACATGGTCAAGACTGAAGGGCGACGCCGGAACAGGCGTAACGGTTTCTTCTACGGTGACGAAGTATGCAAAGACAGACAGCAACGAGCAGCCGGCAGAAGACAGCGCCTTGTGGCAGGATGATATTCCATCTGTAACAGAAGGTTCCTACCTATGGTCAAAGACGATTGTAACCTATTCTGATGGAACGACCGCTACAACCTATAACGTATCCTACTCCGGCACCAATGGCGAGAATACAGCTCATGCCTTTTTGACAAACGAGAGTATTTCTTTTGCGGCGGGAGACGACGGCAAGGTAAGCTACACCCGAATTGTTCCAACCGTCGCTGCGTATGTTGGTATTACCAAGACGATTCCGGTGGTTGACTTTACGAAGATTACCAACATTCCTGACGGTATGGTGATCTCCAGCGGAGGAACTACAGAAGACGGTGAAGTTGAACTTGTGATTCAGGTAACAGCAGGATCTTACCTTGGAGCAGAAGGACTTATTTCCGGGCAGATTGGTATTCCTGTTCAAGTGGATAAAGACGGCGTGGTGCTTTTGAGCACGACGCTTTATTTGTCTTGGGTGAAGCTGAACAAAGGAAAGGACGGGACGAATGGCCGCGACGGCGTGATGTTCTCACTGTATACACCGGACGGAAATACCTTCCCCAATGGACAGGGCACACTTTCGATTGCAGCGTCCGCCTACCTTGGAACGACCGACCTGACCAAAGACTCCACATCCACCTTTGCATGGAGCCAGTTCAAGGACGGCCAGTGGGTAACCATGACGGAAGCAACGCCGACCATTTCTGTAAGCGGTGCGAGCGTAGACGGCATTGGTGTATTCCGATGCGTGATGACCTACAAGGGCGAATCCTTTACCGCCACGGAAACGCTGACAGACAAGACGGATTCCTATCAGGCTTACATCGCATCATCGGGTGGAGATACCTTTGTCAATGGCGGTTCCTCCAGCTTGAGCTGCCTGCTATATAAGAACGGCGAGAAAGTAGAACTGGATGACACGGAGTATGTATGGGCGAAGCTGGACAAGGATGGAAACGCGGAGACATACTCCAAGACCGGTAAGACCATCACGGTATCTGCCACGGAGATTTCAGAGAAGGCTACATTCATCTGTCAAGTTGGCGGTGTGCAAGCACAGTTCACTCTGCGCGTCAGCAATGACATTTACGTTTCAGACGTGGAGCCGGAGAGTCCGTCCAACGATATGCTTTGGCTGGATACCTCCGGCGACATCAGCGTATTAAAGCGCTGGATGACGGAGCACGTAGACGCGGCATCCGGTGAGACCATCGCGGCACACTGGGAAGAATGTACCGTATCCCAAAGCACGATTATGAATCTGCAGAAATTCAGGACGACGACCGCAACAGAACTGGCTGCGCTGAAGACGTCGGTAGAAGCGAGAGTGACGACTGAAAAGTATGACGCGGATACCAAGATTTTGGAACAGAAGATTGCGGAAGCGACCATGAACGACGACCGCTTCAAGATCATGTTCAGCCGAACGGTAGAAGATGGAATCAACAGCCAGATTGGAAGCGTCGCCAGCGACCTGAACAACTACAAAGGCTCTGTGGCGAACTACATGCAGTTTGGCTCCGACGGTGTGCTGACGCTTGGCTCTTCCCAATCAGATTTTAAGACACAGATTACCAACCGCAAGGTGGCGTTTATGCAGGGTTCATCGGAGGTTGCCTATATTTCGGACAGTTCCATGTTTATTACGAACGCCCGTGTGACGCAGCAGCTTTCCATTGGTACAGACAACGGCAATGGTTACTTTGACTGGACGGTTACGCCCACCGGATTAGGACTGAAGTGGCGTGATCCGAGCAACCCGCTATAATGAAAGGAATGAAGGAAATGGCAACATGGACATATGAGATCACCGTCAGCGGCAATCACTACATGAAAGACGGCAGCGCTTTTTCGGCAACAATCAGGAGAACTTCCCCGACGAGCATAAGTGATATTGGGCTTTACAGCATTGACGGTTCCTGTACGGTAAAATCAAATTCCAGAATCCAGACCTATGCCAGCGACGTTTGTTTGTCCTTTGGTTCGTATTTCTGGATTGGAACACTATCCCAAAACCAAAGCGACCATTCGATTGTTGAGGACGGCTATGACCTAGACAGTTCCATCCTCAATGTTGGCCCCGGAGGCGCGGACGTTACGGTTTCTGCGGAGCATCCCGGTGGAAGTGGAAATGGATGCTATATGAAACACAACTTGGTGTTTACTATCAGCATCGGTGTTAATTCCAAGTACAGCTCCTCTTCTATTTCTTGCGGCTCTCCTGTTGATTTTGGCAACACTTCTTCTGTTTCCTTTTCAAACCCACAGCTTGGCGCGTTGAACCACAAAATTACGTGGAAGGTGAATGATACCTATCAATACGAAACGACCACAGCAACAGGCGCTTCATCGGCTGTGTACCAGATCCCGACAAGCTGGCTGGCTTCCTGCCCAAATAGGACGTCCATTGAATGTACGGTTACAGTACAAACGTTATATCATAACAATTTCATAGGAACCACATCCAAAGTAATTGCGTTAAGCGTGCCAAATAGCATTGTGCCGAGCATTGGCGGGTTTACTTCGGAGATTTATAACGACACATCCAAAGAGAAAGTTGCCACCAGCAAGGGCGTTTATATACAAAACCTGTGCGGTGCAAAATTCACTGTAAGTTCTGTGTCTGCCGGTACGGGCTCCACCATCAGTTCCATTGAGTTTTCTTCTACATCAGAAGACGATGGCAGTCAAAAATGGAACGAATATACAATTGATAAATTTGGTCATAGCGGTAAGATGAATTTTACGGTCACTGTGAAAGATGAGCGTGGACGCGCCGCAAGCGCAACCATCACCATTAACGTAATTGCCTACAACCTGCCGGTGATTTCTTCCTACAACGCTTTTCGCTGCACGGCAGCTGGCGTTGGAAGCGAAAAAGGAACCTATGCGTCCATCTATTGCTCAGCCAACGTTTCACCAGTAACGATTAACGGAAGCGCTGCAAACACCATGAAGATCTCCGGGTACTACTATGTGTACACAACTGGTACGCCAAGCCTTGTGACAGCCATTAGCGATATGACCAGCGGCAAGGTTTATATCGTTGGCGGCGGTAATCTTTCCAGCAGTTCAACTTATTATGCGCGGTTCATCGTGACAGACGCCATGGGCGGTACTGCCACAACGGATACGCTTATTTCCAGCGCTGCTTACGCTATCCACGTAAAGAACGGCGGAACCGGCGTAGCGTTCGGCAAAACCAGCGAAATACAAAACGCTGTTGAGATCAACTCTGGCTGGAACTTGTTTTACAAAGGATTCCAGATGCCGCCAATTGTTTATTCCGCAACAAACGCACCAAGCAATCCTGTCGCAGGCTTGATCTGGCTGAAGAAGAAATGAGGCGGTAGCAGATGGCAAGCATTACATGGTCTGGCAATTTTGGAGGCAACAGCGCCGGAAGCGGAGGACGGACGACAAGCATCAGCGCTTCGTCTTCACTTCCGGCTACCGCCGTTATAACAAGCATATCTTACAGCATCAGCCTGACAGCCAGCAAATATTCCAGCAGAAAAAATTGGAACCTGTACTGGCTGATTGCTCAAAACAGTTCAGGAACGATTGGTGCTTATATCGGAAGCGGAGGTAACTCATCAGTTGTAGCATCAACAAGTATGTCTTCAACATCAGGAACCATCTCTGGTTCTTTGTCTCTGTCCGATCAATCTGTTTTTCAGTCAACTAGTATCCAATGCTACGCAAAAGCAAACACAAACCACAGTGCCACCTCATATATGAGAGCGGTTAGTGTTACTGTCAATTACGTTGTCCCTTATCTTTCTTGGGGAGGCACACTTTCCGCCTATCAATCCAATAATCAGGTTGTGTTGAATTGGAGCGCTACACCAAGCTACGGAAACGGTACTGGTGCGTGTACATATTCTGTCCACAATGGAACATCTTGGGTGAAGTATGATTTGGCGGTTTCGACAAGATCGTATACCCTAACCCCGACTTCATATGGCGGGAATATTACTTACAAGGTAGCTGCTCTTTATCATGGCGGATTGTTATACGAAGAAAAGACTGTAACGTTTGCCGCCAAACCGCCGAGCTTATCTTGGAACAACGCTGCGCCAACGGTGGCAGAAAACGCAGATGGGACGCTGACTATCTCGTGGAACGCAGGATCCGGAAGCTGGGGCGCTGCCGGAACGGTGGTGAAGTATACGCTGTATGCGGCTTCGTCGTCTTCGTCAAGCGGAACCGCAGTAGGCACCTACACGAGTACATCCGCAACGATTGCCGCACCGGCAAAGGATACCTATTATTATGTGACTGCCGTCTACGGCTCTGCATCGAGCACCAGCGGGCGAACGGCTTACGCAGCGCACCGAACTGTAAAGCGTTGGAACGGCAGCGCTTGGGAGGAATGCATTGTGTACTGCTATCAGAACGGAACATGGGTGGAGTGCATTCCTTATGTCTACAACGGAAGCGGTTGGTCACTGTTGTCACATTGATTTCAAAATGCAGAGTTATTTAATATGTATAGAGGGGTAGAGAAATGGTTTTATTTCTCTATATCTGTTTTTAACCATCACCAATTCGGGTGATGGTTTACCTTATGCTCGCAAGAGCATAGACCCATAAGGAGGTAAATCTTATGGCTTATACTTATCCTATCTCTGCCACTGTTGAAACAACTAAGAATGGAAATGGTGGAACTGTTAATTTGCGTGCAACAGCAAGTAAAACTGGAAAAGTAGTTGAACAAATTAAATCTGGCACTAAAATCCAGGTGGAGACTTTGACTGGAAGTTGGTTACCAGCTAAGCATGGAAGCAAAACGGGATATATTATGGCCGAGTTTATTGCTGAATCCGACGTTTATAAGGGGTCATCTTCTGGTGGTGAATCCGGTGATTATAAGTATACTCTTATAGTTGAACCTAACCGCAACGGAAGTGCTCGTAATTCTGGCGTAGCTCTCCGTGATAAAGCCTCTACCAGTGGTAAAAAGCTAAAGACCGTTGCACCCGGCCAGAAAGTTTATGCCACAAAAAAGGATGGGGAATGGCTCCCTGTGAAACACGGTTCAACAACTGGATATATGATGGCAAAGTTCCTATCAGGTTCGTCTGTCTATAATGCAAGGCCAGCAGGTGCCACTGGCACCGCAACCTATGATCGCAACAAGGCTGTGAGTTATGCACAAAAATATACAAGCAATGATAGCGGTACAGGCTCTTATAACAATGCGCAATACAAGCCAGTTGGAGATGATGATGATAATATTAACAAAGATTGTGCAAACTATGTTTCGCAATGTTTGTTTGCCGGCGGCATTCCAATGCACGATGGATGGTATTATAAGGATCCCGGAAATGTAAAGAACCCAGATGTAAATGCTGCATGGCGCGGAACCAACTCTCAAGAGCGTTCTCTTTCAGCTCGTCATTTTGGCGAACGTGTCTATGATACCTCTTTGCTCAAAAAAGGAGACCTTGTATATACGTATGATTCAAGAGACAATGGAACTTATAGCCATGTGGTTATCCTCTCCAAAGATGTTGGTACGTCAACTTCTATGATTGTTTGTGGTCATACTCAGAATCAAAAAAATGAACCAAGAGACATGAAGAGCAAAGATCTATACTTCCATATTTATGACCAAATTCCTACGAAGTCAACAGATCGTTTTGCTTAATTGAATAAAATCACGCTAAGGCAATAAAGCCTTAGCGTGATTTTTTTAGTTTTTCTTCAAATATGCGTCAGTGCTTTTTATAAATTTTGCATTCACAAACCCTGCTTTATTTTCCCCAATAATAAATGTCCAGTCAGTTTGCGTGGACGAAATAAAAACCTCTGATCCATTAGATATTTTTCCAATCTTTTTGCCGTTTGGTTTATCGCGAAGTGTAAGTGTCTTTCCGTTTCCATGCTCTGAAGTATCTACAACCGTTTGTACCATCAACGCCAGCGGAGAAAGATACTTGTTCATATCAAACTCTTTTGCATTAAATTGCTGAACAGCTACAGTGCATGACTCGAATCCAAGAATATCTTCTTCATTTTTTGCGTAACGGACACTTCCAGTCAATTTTTTTGTCAGTGTGAAAGCATAATCATCATAATATAATTCTGGAATATATTCACTTTTCATAGTTTCAGAAGGTTGCACGGTAAACGCTTCAAATTGCCAGTTTGTTTCTGCCTCTGTGGTATGTGTAAAGCAAGATGTCATAGCGAAACTTTTATTGTCAATTTCGATCAAATAATATAGATTTATATCCTGTAAAGATTCTTCATAGAATTTCCAGCAAGAAAAAGATCTTAACCTAATATGTCCCTTTTTAATGCAAGGGACTAAGGCTTTTTCGTTGACAGAAGACAAAATCCATTGTTGATTTCTGCTATTGCGATTAAAAATAAAAAGAACAACCTCATGTTGATTAGAAGCCACAATTGGAAGACTGTCAAGAGTGCATTCATCTACTTCGATATGATTATCTTTCGGCCAGAAAAATACAAACTGCTTCCATTTTTTATCAAGCTCAATGGAAAGCCTGTCTTGAAGAGCTTCGAATGAGTAAGGTGTTAGCTCGTTATCTTCGGCATATTCAACAATCTGCGTGGAACCGTCTGCAATCGAAAGAGTGCAAATAGTACATAAAGTAAAAATTGTTACTAGCAAACTGATTAAGTATCGTTTCATGACTGTGCTCCTTTCTTGATTATCTTTAATTATATATCAATTTGGCTTGAAAAGCCACTATGGAGTGCAAATTTTACATTACCATTCGGCCATCACCCAACAAAGCGAGATGATGAACATGAACAAAACCAACTATATTGAAGCGGTTGCCGGGAACGCGGTGAGCGTAACTGCAGGCGCGTATCAATATGACCGTGGAATTAAGCTGAGAGTGGACGGGACGACAGCGTTGAGCCCGCCGAACTTTCACTTTGCGATAGATGGTATGGAGAACGCGCTGACGGCAAAGTCCACCGCAGACAGCAGCAGGCGGCTGATATGCCGCATCCCGGACACCCTGTTGATGCAGAGCAGCCCGATCCATACCTACATTTATATTGAAAATGGCGACGACACCGGCTATACCCTGTGCGAGTTTGTAACGCCGGTGATCGCAAGAGCCAAACCATCCAACGTAACTTATACCCCGGCAGAGATCCAGAGCTTCGACAAGCTGATGAGCGAGCTGAACGCGGCGAAGACGAGCGTTAGCGAACTGTTGGAAAACACGCAGGACGCGCAGCAGGTCATCGCAGACGGTAAGGCAGTTGCAGAGAAGCTGCTGGAGATAAGCATGGAGGTCGTCAACGGAGACCTCTATCTTGAAATGCCGGATACTTTAAGCAAGGAGGGGACGACATGACACACGTTTACGAAAGCTCCTTTTATGTGAGTTCTTTTCATGCGGTGAACGAAACGGGAAAACCCTATGCCGCCGACGCGAACGGCTTTATCTCTTTGAAGGCAGGCGACGTTGTGCGGTTTGAAAGCTATCTGGGGACGAGCTTTGTTTCGCTGAACACGCTGGTCTTCAAATGCGGAGACACGGCGATGAAGATTCAGCTGAACGATAACGAGAAATACCCCATGCTGATTCCGGCAAAGGAACAGAAGGGCGTGCAGTACATGCGGGTGTACAGCTTTACCGCGCTGGATGCCGGAAAGATTTCCTTTGACGGCTTGGCAAGCTGAGGGGTGAACGCAATATGCCGATGATTTACGGAAATGTGGGAACCCCCGGCGGCGGATCCGCCGGAACATGCGAACGAGAAATAGACCTGAACCTATATGTGAACGACAGCGCCGAAATGATCGCCTCGTCCAATACGCTGACGCTGAGCAACGAGAACGGCGAGCTGGTCGTTGACAACCAAGTATAAAAGGAGGAAAAGCCAATGTCCAAAGTAAACCTTGGCAGAGTGGGCTTTGTGCTCAAGGGTGACTATGACGCAAAGGCGAGCTACAAGAAACTCGACTGCGTGAAATATAATCTGAACAGCTACGGCGCAAAGCAGGACGTTCCGGCTGGCAAACTTCCAACGGATACGACTTATTGGATGCAGCTGACAGACGGCGCTACTCCCGTTGCAGAGCTGCGCACAGAAGTGAACAACGCCATTAAGGCGCAAAATACCGAGATCGAGAAGAAGCTGGACGAGACAGACTTCACCGCGTTTGTGAACGCCTACCCGTCCACCACACTGGAAAAGGCGATTGAGGCTTACTACGCCATGCGCCGTACCGGAAAGATTTACGGCACAAAGATTTATAAATTTGCCAGCAACCCAACGACTGCCGGCGTGCGGCTGGCGGATGCGGCGGAGATGACCTATGCCCCATCCACGGAGGCAACCGCAGGGCAGGACGACTTTATTGACAAGGCTCCCATGTTTGATTGGGTACATGTGAACTACATCCGCGACGACGACGGAACCGCAAGACCGATTGCCATTGAGGGCATGAGCGACTACAAGACAACTGGCGCGGTTGACGTTGGCGCGATGCAGATGAGCTTCTATGTGAAGGTGGTTGACAATGCAGACAGCATTGAATACTACGTGTCCGACACCCAGCACGAAGGCTATACCCCTTGGTGCGAGTGCGTAAAGGCAGACGGAACGGTACTGCCGTGGTGCATCGGAAGCGCTTATCTATCTGGCATTGCGAGCGACAAGCTGCTGCGGAGCCAGCCGAACCTGATGATCGAGCTATGGCAGAGCCATAACAATATGATCGCGAACTATCAAAAGAAGGGCGCGGGTTACTGGGGTGCGGGCGCGGCGCGTAACTCTTTCGCTATCCTGATGCAGTATATCAAGACAGCAAACAAGAGCAGCCAAGCCACATGGGCTGGATGCACCAACTACAACATGCAGTATCCGGCGGCGGTGGAAAGCGCTGAAGCGATTTCCTACTTCCCGCTGACCAAGGCGCAGGCTGCGAACCTGATTGTGGGCAGTACAGTCTCTATCGGCTATGGCTATGACAACAGCGGAGCCGTAGAAATCGACCGCAACAATGCAAACATGTACAAGTATGTGAAGCAGGCGAGGATCACCAAGATCGAAGACTTGGACGATGCGAACGCTGCGGTTTATCTGGATACCGACGCTACCTTTACCACAGCGAAAGTCAGCATTACTGACACGCTGCAGTCCCCTGTCTATCTGTCCACTTACCCTTGGGCGAGCGGTACAACCGACAAGGTGATTGGCAAGTATGATGGAAGCTGGCTATCCAACACCAACGGCAAAACGCCGTACCGCATCCAAGGACGCGAGTACAACTTGGGCTGCTACGAGATCGCGTCTGACCTTGTGATAGACTGCAAGGAAACCGGCTATGAAGTGCTGTTTGCCCCGAAGGGAACAGTTCATTCCAGCTCCGACGCTACCATCCGTTCTACCTACACCAAGATTGGCACGATGCCTGTTGCCTCCGGCGACCAGCAGGTTGGCGACATCGATGTGAACCCGGTGACGGGTGCATGGTATATCACTGCTTATGGCGGTTCTGCCACGCAGGGCATGGGCGACCGATGCTACGGCGCTTCCGGTCAAAACGGAACCCGCGAATATTTGCAGCGCGGTGGTCTCTGGTTTGGGTCGAATGCTGGCTCTTCTTGCTTGTGTTGTTGGAACTGGCTCGGCTGGACGTCTTGGGGCTGCGGCGCGGGCGATTGATTTTCCACGTCTTCTGGGGGTGAATTGGGGCGAAGCCCCAAGAGGGGATCACCCCTGGAAGAAATTTTATATCAATATTTTCCCCTCTTAAGGGACTTATGGGGTGCGCGGTAATCTCAGGAATGGGTCGAATGCTGGCTCTTCTTACTTGAATTGCAGGAACAGGCTCGGCAGGACGAATTGGAACTACGGCGCGGGAGATAAAACTGGCGGGGAGCAATCCCCGTTTAAGAGAAACAACAATGGCGCAATCGGCGACATTTAGCCCCATATTTCGTGCGACGGCATCGCACTCGGTGCGACACACCGACCTGCCTGAATGGCGAATTTCTCTTATTTAAGGCGCTTACAACTATAAAGGAGTAACGTGTGCGGAGCGAGAGCCAACCCACACGCGGGAGAATAGGAAAACCGAAATCCCGGACAGAGAAAATCGAATGCACAGAATACATCTATATAATAATTTGGAACGCAGAAAAGACGTCAGCATCCCTGTTTATCAGTGCATCTGCGACCGATGGAAGCGCGGCGATACCGTCAGGCTGCTGGCAAGGGAAACCGGGCGAAGCGTCCATGAGGTAAAGCAGCTGGTGGCAGACCATCAAACCCACCTGCTTTACGACGGCGTGGAACGCATCATCGACCGAATGCATCAGAGCGTCTTGCACCAAGACCTGAGTTTGCCTCCCATTGTTTACCATGAGAAGGCAGACCCATCCAGCCACAAAATGCGGACGATTGGCGTTGAGAGCATCGAGCAGCAGCTATATGACGAGGTCGCCGACTATGCGCTGCAGCCGCTGAAGAAGCGGATTGGAACATACCAGATCGCCTGCCTGAAAGGAAAAGGCGGCGCGATGGGAAACCGTGCGCTTCGCCGCTGGATGAGAGACAAGCGGGTGCGCTGGGCAGTTCAGGCGGACGTGAAGAAATGCTATGAAAGCATTGACAGGAAGAAGCTGATGGGCTTTCTCCGTCACGTTGTCAAGGGTTCACCCCGCGTGCTCTGGCTGATTGAGACACTGATCGGCACGCACCGTCATGGTCTGAACATCGGGTGTAAGCTATCGCAGGACTTGGTGAATATTTACCTGTCCGTTCTCTACCACCAGCTAACTGAGCAGGTTGCCGTGGTGCAGAAGCGCAGAGGCGAAGCCAAGAAGCATATGGCGGTGTGCCATGCTCTGTTCCAGATGGATGATATTCTTTTATTATGTACATCCAAACGAGATGCGAAACTTGCGGTAAAGGCTCTGCTTCAGAAATCGGCAGAGCTTGGCATTACCATCAAATCAAGCTGGCGGATGTACGAGCTGAACGATCCTTCTGTCCGAGGCGAAGGGAAAACCTTTGTGGATATTATCGGCGTTCGGTTTTATAGACATCGCAGATCGCTCCGCCGCCGTGTTTACATCAGAGCGCGGCGAGGGTTGGCAAAGGTACAGCGGCTGATCCGAATGCACAAGCGCGTTCCAAGCTCGCTGGCCAAACGAGTGATCTCCCATGTCGGATGCCTGCTATGGACAGAGCATTTTCGGCTATGGAAGAAATACAAAGTAACAAAGACATTGCGAGTATGCAAGGAGGTGATTTCCCATGAAAGCAAGATTCTTTACCCGGCAGGACACCGTTAAGATTATCTCCATGGACGGCAAGGTGTACATCTTTTTGTGCTTGAACGAGGAAGTCAAAAAGGAGACCTATACCGACAGCATGGTAACAGACGGCAAGCCTGTGACGCAGACGGTGTATGAGTACGACTATGCGGAGATTATCGAGGATGAAGGAATCCTTGACCTGAACGACGTGACGGCGAACCCGGAGAACTATCTGGACTACACGCCCCATGTGGAGGAACCGGACAGCCTTGAAAGGCACCGCGCAGACATTGACTATATTGCGATGGAAGTTGGGGTGGAGCTGTAATGGCAATGAGCAAAAACTATCTCAAGGTAAAGCGGTATTACGACAAAGGGCTTTGGGACAAAGAGCGTGTGAGCGCTGCCGTGGGCAAGTGGATCACGGCGGATGAGTATGAAAAGATTACGGGAGAAAAGTACGAGCAATAAGGAGCGGATATTATGATTCAGGATTTAATTCGTAATGGAGATTTCAAGGCAGGATCGACAAACTGGAATTCTGCTTCCAGTTATTCTGAAAACACAATCAAATTTTACAAAAGTGAATACTTAAATTATGTTACACTTACCGTTCGAAGCACTGGAGATCCGGGAGAATGTTATATCTCACAATCGCTAAGTCTTACTCCAAATAAGAAATACAGTTTGTGTTTTGAAGGAACAAGGACTTCAAATGTTGATTTCTGGATACAAATCAGCGTATGTGGTCAAATGATTTACAGTCCTTCCTTAAAGTCAAAGTTTACCGGTGGCTGGTCAGATCGTATTATTTATGAATTTACGGTTCCAGATTCTTCAGCGCTGTCTGAAGAGGCGACTATTTACTTTGTTGCGGGCTCCGCCGGAGGTTATGTTAAACTTTATAGTATTGAATTGCTTGATGAAATTGCTGATAGAACCGGAGAATTTTCAGTGCTAAATTATATTGAGACAAACGAAGGCGCAAGAATTTTTAAGACTCCCAATCCAAAGGACAATAATAATTATGGTACCATAAAAGCAGGATGCTTATTTGTTTATAAGGGTATCGAAGAAAATATGGTTGTTATTTGTTACGGAAATAAACATGGTGAATCGATCAATGCCTATATTTCTAAAGCGGATTGCCATAGTAGCGATGTAGATATGTATGGTGATAACTATCGTATGTGCGTAATTGCCGAATCTCTTCAAGGCGTAAAAGGAACAACCCTAGGTCTTGGCGGGGATTATTGTGAAAATTTTATTCACTGGTTAGTTGGAGCTAGTGGCTATTCTGAATATTATGCTTCCATGTTCTATCTGGAGGGTGAAAAATGCGGGCCAGCGTTGAAATACTATATAGATAATGGTGATGCAGGGTCGTTATTGGACGGCACCACTCGCGCAGGTATTCAACAGGGCGATCTTGTATATTACGATGTTGAAAATTACGGGACAGATCAAATGACAGCTGCTCATGTTGGATTTGTTATTGGATTAAAGAAAGGCGACAATAACACCTTTTATAGCATTGAGGGTAATGTTGGAAGTGCTGCAAAGATAGAAAAATGTACTGGAAATTGTACAACCGGCAAAGTAGATAAGCACAATAGAACTGTAAGTATTGTTGTGCGTCCTTTCGGCAACGGATAAGTCTGCAAATCAACTATAAAGGGTTGTAAATTTATCTCCAATTGTCAATATTTATTGAAGAAAATAGTATACTTGTCATTCAATTTTTTCAGGATCGCACAATCGTTTTTTCTAAATGCTGTCAAATAGCTCAGCGCTTCCAAATTTGTTTTATGCAGTTCCAGAAAATCAAATTCATCCAAAAGCATTTTGGATTCGTCTAACTCCCAGCATACAACCGGATTGACCAATGGCGAAGTTTCGGCTTTTCCATTGGTTCCCGTGTTGTATTGCATATAATAATACAAATTACCATCTCTGGTATCATTCTGAATTTGATAATTCTCATACCACATGGCGTTCATTTGCCACTTCAGAGCGCCTACGGTTTCAAAGCAAACACAGAAATAATAATCATTTTCTTTTTCAATCGTCAACCAAACATAGCCAGTTGAACTATCATCAACTAACCATTGTTCTTCCGGCGCTGCAATAACAGGAGTGTCTTCTGAAATATAGAATGATTTCGTTTCTGCAACAATAAGAAGCTCGTTATTAGATTGTCGTATGCCTGCAATCAAACGCAATTCTTTTGATGAGACATTTGAGATTGTAGCAAAATAAAGATTTGGGTTAATCCAATTCGTTTCTTGATCTATAACCCAGTCTTCTTTATATGCGTTCGGCAAATAAATACGACCTTCTTCTGAAAAAGAAGTTGCGGACTGACCAAGTATTATGAAGCAAATAAGGATGAATAAAATCTTTTTCATAACCATCCTCCTAATTTTTTTCATCATCAGTATAACATTCTTTTTCAGGAAAGAAAGAGAAGAATATCTTTTTTACAGTTTTAACAGACGAGGTGGCTGAGTTGACGATCAAAGTAAAACTTACAGACGAACGAAATGCTGCTTTCTATTCCGTGGCGGTTGGCTCTGTTGTAGAGCTTGAGCTGGAGGAATATTTGCGCGGCGTGGTTGCCGCTGAAATTGGCAACGCTTCTCTGGAAGCATGCAAAGCACAGGCGGTGGCCTCCCGAACGACTTCATATCCCTATTACTCTGCCGGGAAAGTCATCTCTGACTCTTCCAGAAGCGCACAGTGTTTCAATGCGGAGCGGGCGCACTCGACCAAATACCCGAATGCCTTTCAGGCGGTCAGCGAAACCGCAGACGAAGTGTTGAAGTATGACGGCAAGGTGATCGTTCCCTGCTCCTTCTCCTCCAGCAACGGCGGAAGAACGACTTCCAGTCAGGAACGCTGGGGCGGTGCAAGAGCATGGCTGATTGCGCAGAAGGACGAATGGGATTATGCTGTGACGCACGGCAGGAAAACAGGACACGGCGTAGGGATGAGCCAAGCCGGTGCAAAGTATGCGGCGACTATTGGCAAGAGCTACACTGAGATTCTTTCTTTTTATTACCCAAACACGACACTACAAAAAGGGGTTGATCGCATGGCATATGCGACAGTGAAAGCCAGTTATCTGGTGGCGAAATTTAAGCTCATGGCGCTGCCGTGGTGTTCCCCGAAGAAACCATGGAAGTATGTGGCAGGCGGCGCGAGCGAAGGCGCTGTTGACTGCTCCGGCGCGTTTACCTATTGGTACGGCAAAGCCGGCAGCTTTATGTACCACGGCAGCAATACCATGTGGCGCAAGTACACGACCGCCAAGGGCAAGATCGGCGACATTGATCTTGTGCCTGGAATGGCGGTATTCAAGATGCGTCAGGACGGTAAGGAACCTGACCAGTACAAAGGGGACGGCCTTGGAAACTTCTACCACACCGGGTGCTATATCGGCGATGGCAAGGTGATTGAGGCACAGAGCGTAAAGACCGGCGTTGTAACCAGCTGTATTTCAAGCTGGGGCTATGCCGCTCGGATGAAGTACACAGAGTATGACCTGAGCGAAGGCGGAGAGTATCCGGCAACAGGAACGGTTGTAACCGCCGGAGGGCATTTGAATATGCGTTCAGAGCCCGGCAGAAGCGGCGCTATTCTGGCGAAGATTCCGAACGGAACCGCCCTTACTATTACCGGGAAGAACGGCGATTGGTATGCGGCGACCTATGCCGGAAGAAGCGGATATGTTTCAGCCCAGTATATTTCCCTGTCCGGCGGTATCTACCTTCTATCCGGCAAAACAAGCTCGGCAGAGGCGAAGGACAAGATCATCGCCTACGCGAAGGAGCTTGGCGTAACCCTGACAGTGACAGGCGGTGATGACTGATGCTGGACGTCGCCATGGAACATATACTGAAGTACTGGATCGGCTGGGCGTGCGGAATCCTTGCCAGCATGGTCGCAGTGCTTTGGCGGCGGTTTACGAAGTTCAAGAAAGAAAACAAAGGGATGCACAACGGACTGTTATCGCTCCTTCGGGACAGGATCAATCAGGCATGTCGCTTTCATCTGAGGAACAAGCACATTACAGCACGGGATCGCGAGGTGTTGGACGCCATGTTTCAGAGCTATTTTGACATGGGCGGGAACGGCGTGATCAAACATCTGAAGGAAGAGATCGACGCGCTGCCCACATGGATTGAAAACATTCACTAAGGATGTGACAGCGGATGGAAAAGAAAACGAACGACGACCATGCGTTTGTCAAATGGTATGTGCAGCACAGCAAAAAGCTGTCCTCCGCCAGTCTGGTACAGTGGGTGATTGTGGCGGTAGCGGTGTTCCTTCTGGTTTTCTTTTACGACGTGGACAGCTACGAAGCGTCGCTGCTGGAGCATGTCATTCAATGGTCGGCGACCATTACCGTCGCGTCTGTCGGAGGCTACATGCTGAACTCGGCTGTGGAAAAAGCCTGCCGACAGAAACTAAAAACAATCGTCAGCTCTGCTGGCGAGGAAACGAGTGATACTTACGATACGGAAGACGAGATTGCCGGATATGGCTAATGCAAAAATGAATAAGGCAAAGTGAGGTGAGAGGATGACTTACTTGGATGCTGCGAAGGGATACATTGCGGACGTTCCTGAGATCGTGTTTTACCGATGCGATCAAAAGGTGTTTCATTTCAACGAGCTGACGTCTTTCAACTTTGAAACAAAGAACGACCCAATCGTCATTCGGTGCGGACACAGCAGACATCCCGTGGCTTTTATCGACGCGCTGAAGGAAATGAATATGGAGTTCGAGAGCGCCGCCATCACAAGCGACTTATTTGCCATGAGCGCCAGCAGGGTAACGCAAAAGGCTGAGTTCAGCTCTCTGGAATCCAAACGGTATACAGTAAACCAAAACAACCAAATCATTCTCCCGTTTCTGGTCAAGGACAAATCGGTTTCCATTTACAGACTAACGCAAGCACAGGCTCCCGCGCCGGGAGCTTTTTCTTATGAGGTGAAGGATTCTCAAACGATCCTTACATTCGACCCAAGCGACTTTGGCGAGGACGATGATGTGCGCGTGGCGTACAAACGCATTATCCAAGACGCAGAAGTTATGACGACCACCACCCGCCTGAAGGCTGTTACCGGCTCTGTTACCGTTCACTGGCCTGTGTATTCCGGGGCCAAAGACCAAAGGCAATCCGTTATGAAGGGTTATTTACATATGCTGATTTATCGGGTAAAGCTGACGGAACCGGCAGCCATCAACACCAGTTACAAGACGGCGGCTACGCCTCACGTTTCCATGATGGCGCTTGATCCAAAACGTTTGGATGGAAAGCTATGCCAGTTCATATATGAGCCAAACGCCAATAGTGCGGGTGATTTGAAGCCGGGGCACTGGCCTGTGTTTGAAAAGGACGAAGAGAACAGTCTCTGGGTAACGGTGGCAGACCGCGCAGAGCTGATGGGAACCAACTACGTTCCTATCTTTGATTTGGCGAATGGAGACTTGGGCGTAACCCTTCCGGGTGACAAAGACAAGTATCAGCTCAGCGACGGCGAGCTGACTTTGGATGTGAGATAAAGGAGGAAGCAATATGAATGCTTACGAAATTACTCTGTTATGCGTGATTGGCGCTATCGTT